TACCTCGCGGACACCGGAAACAAGCGCCGCATTGAAACCACCTTCGCCCACATCCTCCAGGACTACGCCCCTGGCTCCGGCTTCTACGAGGACGAGTACTAACCCCATGACCACCCGCTACATCCGCCTCCTTTATCGCTACGACGGCACCTGGCACAACCGCATCTACGCCACTGACGACCCCGAATGGCGAAGCGCATTTACCAGTCTCAGCGGCTCCCGATACAACGTCCGTATCGAATACCTGCATGAGCCCCCCGCCCATGACAGCTCCATTACCTCCATCCACAACAACCAAACGGCCTGACCCACGCAATGAACCTGACTTCGACACCTGGACCTACGGAACTGAGCCCATTCCCGGCGACCACACCTGGACAACGCCCCGAGCCCTACGCCCGCACCCGCTGGCAAGCCGGCTGGACGCATGAGTCCGGAATCTGGATCGCCCCCGATGGAACTTCTGAATCCGCCTGGCGCCTGGGCGAACACCCTCTCCCCGAGGACGACGGTTACGCCGCGTGGGCCGACGCCTTCTGGCATTACGACCACCTCGACAACACCGAACCATGATCCGACTCGACTACATGAAGCGCTGCAGCCAGCGCATCACGATCACCCTCCCCTACGCCGTCCATGAACGGCTACTCGGCGTCTCCGACACCCAAGGCCGCTCCGCCTCAAACCTCGGAGCCTTCCTCATCGAGCGCGCCCTGGCCACGTTCTACGCCGAGCCCTAACCCAACCCAGATAGGTTGACCCTCCAGCTCATCCCGTCTACGCTATACAGACAGGGCCGAAACTTTGTCCTCCCGAGGGGTGCGTCTCGGTCACCAACGCACCCATCCACACCAGCGCTTCGCGCTGTACCTCTCTCAACCCCATGCAACTAACCACCCTGACGAATCGCGTCACCACCGCCTACTCCGCCGACGGCACCGGCCCGATGGTCTACGGCCGCTACCGCGACCGGGGCTATCAGGTCAACCCATTGATCGGCCGCGTGGGCACGATGGTCCCCGAGAACGTCTCGGCCACCGAAGCCTTCGCCATCGCCGGCCTCGACTGGACCGCCGACAAGCGCCCCGCTTTCTTCATGGGCCCCGACGGCCCGCTCGAATCCCGCGAGCACTGCTCCATCGTCCGCAGCGACACCAACCAACTCCTGGGCATCCACGGCTCGGGCTACACCCCGGTCCAGAACAACGCTCTGATCAACCTCCTCGACTACCTGCGCGAGGACATCGAGATCGAGAACGTCCTCTCCATCCGCGACGGCCGCAAAGTCTTCGCCACCGCCTCCATCAAGGCCGAGGGCGAAGTCCTACCCGGCGACCGCGTCCGCCGCTACATCCACGCCTTCAACTCCTTCGACGGCTCCAGCGGCTTCGGTGTCTTCTTCTCCGACGTCCGCCTGCGATGCGCCAACCAACTCAGCTATCTGACCGGCAAAGCCGCCTCCACCGCGAGCCGCGAGGGCAGCGGCCTGCGCATGAAGCACACCGCCTCGGTCACCCGCTTCGCCGAGAACCTGCCCCGGCTGATCGACCTGGAGCGCCGCTCCTTCGCCAAGTCTCTCGACGAGCTCCGCGACCTCACCAAGCTCACCCTCACCCCCGAGCTCGCCCGCCGCATCCTCGAAGCCACCTACGCCGACAAGCTGTCCATCCCCATCAAGGACAAGCAAACCGGCGACAAGCGCGACCGCACCCTGAACGACCTGCCCGAGGTCGGCATCATCCGCGGCCACTACACCGGTGACACGGGCCTGGGCATCCGCGACCTCCCCGGTTGCTTCGGTTCGGCCTACGGCCTGTTCAACGCCATCACCCAGTTCGAGACCCACGACGCCGGCCGCGCCAAGGACGAAACCGAGCGCGCCCGCACCCGCCTCGAATCCCTCTGGGGTGGCGAAGCCTCACGCCGCATTACCCGCGCCCGCGAAGCCTGCCTCGCCCTGGTGTGAGGCCCCACATGGGGGCCCCGCGCCCCTATGCACAACTTGCATAACGCATCCCCAGTTTTATGTCCGACGCGCTCATCGTCACCAAGAACGAATCCCTGATCGCATGGCTTCACGACAAGGGCATCAATGCCCCTGTCTTGGAGTACGCAACCCCCTCGGATGTAGTCCACAAGCACGTTTACGGGATCGTCCCCTACTGGATGGCGGCCTACGCCGACGTCGTCAGCGAGGTCACGATGCCTCACCTTGATCGTCCCGACCGTGACCGTTTCAACCGCGGCCTGCTCACCATCCAAGAGATGGACCAAGCCGGTGCTGAACTAGTTACTTACCGCGTGCGCAAGGTGTAACCGAATGTCGCTGACAACCGCCCTCGAATTGACCGAGGACGAACTCCTGATCATTTACGACGCTCTAGACCGTCTCCTCAGCAGCCCCGAGCCCGGCAACCTCGCCTTCCTTGCTGAGACGAACATCGGCGGCCACTCCTTCCGCCGACGAGCTGAGCTCACCCGAGCGCGTGTCGCAGAACATCTGCTCTAGACGCCTTGCCATGAAAAAGCCCTGGGCTCTCACCCCCAGGGCACATCATCCACACGGTCAGCGCTGTGCAACCAACCATGCACCACCCATCATCCCACGGCCCGCCAGATCTGCCCAGTCCTGCCTCCCTAGGCTGGGACAGCCGGGCCAGCCCGATGCAGATCCCCGACTCGCCCGAAGCCCTGTTCGAGGCACTCGCCGAACCCTCGCTGCGGGAGCTCTACCCCCGCTTCGACGAGCTCGAGCCACGCAATCAGAAACTGATTCGCCTGCTTCACACCGAACTCACCAAAGGCGAGCTCTCGGACCGCACCTTTCAGCAGTTCGTGGGCTTCATCTTGGTCCTCTGGCGCAGCTTCAACAACTCAGTCCTGATTGCCAACGCCCTCCGCCTCGAAACTGAGGACGAGATCGACAGCGACTGGGTCGATAACGCATCCCACCTGGCCCGCATGGACCAGTACCTCGTGGGTCTGCTCACCACACTCGAACCGCTTCCGGGTTACGACCCTGACGGTGAAAAAGGTCCCTGCGACCTTCACTACCTGTTGAACGACCGCCACTAAGCACCGAGGTCGGCCCCCTATCGGGGCTCGTCAAACTGGATACGGCCGATCCCCTCACGCTGGGGAGCGCCGCTCTTTCCCAACCCCGACCGCGCCGCACGGCAGCCGTTTCGACATGGACATCTCCATGGGAGGTTTTGCTGCGTATGAACTCATGCAAATCGAAACCGGCATAGCGCTGTACACCACCTACGCCACCACCCAAGAGATCCTCAAAGCCAACACCAACCTGCGCGACCGCGGCTTCAGCTTCCGCTTCGTCCCTGCAGGCACGTTCTCAACCCCCAACCTCCATGACCCGCCCTGATCCCCTCCGCCTCACCGAGACCTACAGCTTCGCCCTGGCCCCCGTCATCGGCCCCTTCCTCGAAGCCCTCGGCAACCTCGCCCAAAGCCTTGCTCACGCCGGTGACTCCGTCCGCCTCGAGCGCGTTGCCCTGGACGAGGCCGACGCCGAGTGAGCCCCGTTCACACCAACCCCATGGATCTCGACGACGGCGCCTTCCTGGCGAAGGCCCGTCAGATCTGCCCCACCAAAGCCGCCTACACCTCCCGCGCCGAGGCCGTTGCCCTTACCAAACGCGCTGGCCTTTCAGCCACGCCTTACCTCTGTCCCTGGTGCAACCACTACCACCTGACCAGCTACGACCGAGCGCGTGCCAAGGCATTCAACCGCCGCCTCAAACGCCTCCTACGTGTCCAAACAGCTTGCTGACACCCCGGCCCTGACCCCTTAGCCTTTGCGCCCAGCTAACCAATTCATGAACAAGACAAGCACCCAACCCCAACGCTTCATGCCCGGCTGCAATCCCCTGATCCAACAAGCCCGGCAGGACCGCCTCGACGCGCTCTACGAGCAAGACGGGCGCCACGACCCCGCGCACCCAGCGCACCAGACCTACACCGGCCTCTGGGCCAAGTACGGCAACGAGCCCTGCACGGACGAGGCGCCGCTGCCATGACCTACGCCCCGACCGCCGACTTTCTCGGCACCGAGCCCGACCGCATCGAGCGCGACTTCTGGGCCTTCCATGTCTCCAACCCTCGCGTCTACGAAGAGCTCCGGAACCACGCCCTTGAACTCCGCCGCCGAGGCCGCAGCCATTACGGCATCAAAGCCCTGTTCGAGGTCGTCCGCTTCCACCGCGCCCTGGACACCACCGACAAATGCGCCGAGTGGAAGTTGAACAACAACTACACCGCGCTCTACGCCCGGATGCTCATGGCCAACGAGCCCGAGCTCGGTGACTTCTTCCGCACCCGCATCCGCCGCGCACCCTGCGCTCCCCTGCGATGAGCCCCGACGACCTCTCCGTCGAGTACTACGTCGACTCCCACGGCCACGACTGCTACCGGATCTGCCTGCCGAAAGACGGGCCCTGCTCAACCGTCAGTTCCGCCCATCTGATCGACGAGCGCAAGACCCAGCTGCTGCGCTGGAACCACCTTCTCCACGAGCCCGGCCCCTAGCCATGCCACCCGTTGTCGTCTTCGGCCTGACCTGGCTGGTGGGAATGCTCGCCGCCACCATCTACCTCACTCAGTTCTGATGAAACGCACCCTGCTCCTTTTGGCCCTGGGCCTCGCCCTCGGCGCCGCCAGCCGCTGGGCCACCAGCCCCCTGGCCCCGACCGCCTCGCCCTACGCCCCTGACGTCTGGCACGAGTAATGGCCGTCAACCGCATCGGTCCTCCCTGCCCCGAGTGCGGCTGCCTCGTGACCGACGTCACCCGCACCAACCGCACCGCCGAAGGGCACTTCTGCCGCCGCCGCGACTGCCCCAGCTGCGGCCACCACTTTCAGACCGTGCAGCACGCCGAGATCGTCGCCCCCACCGGCACCGTCACTTGGCGCTACCGCACCGTCCACATCAAGTGGGCCCACTTCCGCAAACACCTCGCCAAGCTCGTTGCCTAGCCCCATGCGCGATTACCGAGCCACCCCCGATCAATGGGCCTACCAGGAGCACTGGGCAGCCGAGGACGGCGACGCCGCCTGCATGCTCGAGCTGCGCACCAGGGTCGAGAGGCTGGAGCTGGGCGCCGGCATCCATGACGCCGTGGCCAAGGAGCTGCGGCGCAGCTATCCGGCCAAAACAGATAGTTCGCTGGTGGAAAGGGTGCAGCAGGCCATCAACACCGAGTACGAGGAGTCGCTCGGCACTGGCTCCATGGAAGCCCGCGCCGCAATCCGCGAAGTGGCGGCGTGGCTGCGCGAGCAGCCAGGAGATGTACGTCTCTTCAATGCTGGGCTTGCGCTCGACAAGGAGGCCGAGCGATGACCCACCCCATCACCCCACCGCCGGAGCTGGTGCAGCAGTGGGCGTCCGAGTGGATGCAGCTTAGAAACGTTAACCGCGACAACTTTATGGCCACCCGCGCTGCCCAATGGGGCGCGGATCAGGCCGTGCCGGAGGATGCACACGGCTATATCGCTTGGATGCTATTTGAAGGTGGCGGCGAGCTACGTCCAGAGGCACGCGAGGTTTTGACAGCCAGTGGAATCATCCCGTCCGCCCGCCGCCCCAAGCCGCCGAGCTTGAAGGAGCAGGCGCTGGCTGAACTAGCTGAATGGGAGAACGTTATGGACATTGCACCCGATAGCCCCATCCGCCGCGCACTGGAGCAACTCGATGACTGACCTCTCCCCCGCCGCGCAGGCAATCTTGAATGCATGGGAAAACGAATGGAGTAAAGCAAGTCTTTGCCACGATCAACGCTCCATTGCAGCCGTTCTTCGAGCTGCTGCAGATCAACTTGATCATCCAACCTCAGCTCATACCCTCTATGCCTTTGCTGATGAGCTGGAGGCCACTGCCCTCTGACCACCACCCCATCCCACCATCCAATGGCCGCACCGCGCACCGAAGTCAAGGTCTACCTGAGCCCCGAAGAACGCGATCGGCTGGACCGCGAAGCCAGCCAGCTCAACAGCACCCGTGGCCAACTGATCCGAGAACGCGCCCTGGGATTGTCTGGCTCGGTGGCGATCAGCCCCGCGGCCTACGCCGCTGCTGTCCACCAAGCCGCCCGCGTCGTCTCCGGCGTCCCGCGCCCGCACCTTGAAGCGATCGTCGCCTCCGTGATCACCACGATCTCCAAGGGCAATGCCGCCGATTGAGCCGCGCTACGACCTCGACGCGCTGGTGGACACCTTCACCCGTGCGACCCACGCCACCGGCGCGCACCCCTCCCCCGAGCACGCCGGCATCAGCGCAGTGATCACCGCCATCACCGAGGCCGCCCGCTACGCCATCGCCCGCGACATCGACCGCTACGACCACCGCTCCCTGTACGAGTTCGCCGCCGCCCTGGACTACGCCACCAAGCCCCCGAGCCCCAATCCTTAGGCCCATTTCCAACCTGTCCTGTACTGGTTACGCTGTGCCCAGAAGCGGTAAATACCCGTTTCCACCAGTAACGATCCGGCCATGGTCGCGCGCAATCCCAACATCGTTGACGGCCTCCGCGAGAACGAGCGCCTCGCCGCCGACCTCCTAGCCCGAGGCAAGACCTGCCGCGAGGTCGCCCGCGCCCTCGGCATCGCCGAAAAGACGCTCTACAACTGGCGCAAGCGGCCCGCCGTCCAGCGCGCCATCTACAACATGCAGCAGGAGTTGATCGACAGCTCCGAGTCGCGCAACGTCGCCCTGATGCCCGAGGCGATCGCGACATTGACGTCGATCATGAACGACGAGAACGCCCGCGCCAGCGACCGCATCGCCGCCTCCCGCGCCCTGCTCAACGGCGCCGCCGCCTACCAAGAGCGCAAGCTCCTCGAGCGCACCGTCGCCGACCTGGAGCACCAGATCTACGGCCTGATGCAGATCCCCGCCGAGACGGTGCCCGACGACAACGACGACCTGGACCTCCTGAAATCCGCTGACCCCGAGGACGAGTGACCGCCTCCCTCGCCCAACTCCAGCGCCGCGCCGAAAAGCTCCGCCTCGAGCTGGCCAAGCGCAAAGCCCGCTCCGCCAACTTCGACCCGGGCCAGCGCGTCACCAAGCTGCCCGGCGTCGAGGACTGGCCGTCGTTCGCACGACGCACCTGGATCCGCACCGGCGGCACCGTCGCCCCCTTCGACCCCTACCCCTACCAAGTCGAGCTCGTGCGGTCGATCAACGAGCACCCGAACACGATCATCAACAAGTCCCGCCAGATGGGCGCCTCCGAAACGGTGTGCTCCTACCTGCTGTGCCGGGCCCTCACCGAACGCGGCTTCGCAGCCGTGATCTTCTCCAAGACCCAGCAGGACGCCTCCGAGCTCGGCCGCCGCGTCCGCGCCATGGCCAACAGCATCGAGGGCGAATCCATCCGCTACCTGACGGACAGCAACACCCAGATCGCCATCGAGGGGCGCGGCACGCTCTACTTCCTACCCGCTTCGCCGCGCGCAGCGCGGGGCATCCCCAGCTGCTCAGTCCTATTCATGGACGAGGGCGCCTTCCTCGACGGCGCAGCCGAGATCTACCGGGGCGCCATGCCCACCTTGTCCATGGTGGGCGACAAGGCCAAGGTGATCGTCACCTCAACCCCTGACACCGAGCTCGACTGGTTCGGCCAGCTCTGGCACCAGGGCACGCCAGCCGACTGGTACGAGTACGTCCGCCGCCGGCGGGTCAACGAACTCAACGCCCGCCTCGCCCAGGTCAACGACTCCTGGAACCGCGTCGCGATCCACTACAGCCAGCACCCGATCTACGGCCACGACCCCGACTGGGCGCGCAGCACCCGCGAGTCGCGCCGGATGACCCAGGCCGCATGGGACTCCGAGTACGAGCTGGCCTTTGGCGCCACCGACACGCAAGTGTTCCCCTCGGATCTGGTGCGCCGCGCCGCCCGCGGCCACTGGCGCGAGTGCGGTTCCGTGGGCCGCTCCTACGTGATTGGCATTGACCCCAACGCCGGCGGCAACGACTACTTCACAGCGGTCGTGCTGGACATCACCGAAAAGCCCTACGAGGTCGTGGGCATGTACCGCGAGAACGGACGCAGCACCGAGTACAGCTTGAAACACGTCAAAAGCCTCATCGAGGATTACCTTCCGGAGCGGGTAATCGTGGAGAAGCAGGCGATGGGCGCTGTAATCGCAGAAGCGCTATCCAACATCCTGCCTAACTACGCTATCGAAACTTTCAATACCAGCCGCGCCAGCAAGACCGTGGCGACGGATCGGATCCTGTTCCTGATGGAGCACGACGAGCTGATCTTCCCCGAGGGCGTGATCAGCGACGAGCTCCGAGCCTTCCAGCAAAAGGAATCCGGCCAACGCGAGGCCGCCTCCGGCGCCCACGACGACACGGTGATGGCCTTAGCGTTCGCCTGCCACCTCATCCCTGAAGTGCCCAACACCGCTGGCTTCTTCGCACACATCTGAGATGGCGAGCTATTACCGCAAGCGCCTCTCAGACCGCGACTTCTACCTGTCCCAAGCCAGCCGTCCGCTTCGCCCGGGCAAGTTCTCCCGGTTCCGCGGTGTCACCAAGGGCACGCCAACCCACCCCTACCGCGTCTGCCTGACCCACAAGGGACAGCGCTACTACCTCGGCAACTTCGCCACCGAGCTCGAAGCCGCCCGCGTCTACAACGAAGCGGCGCTCCGCATCATCGGGGACTACGCCCTGCTCAATGACCTAAGCACTGAGGGGTAGATCGAGCGGACCCTGCGTCCACCACCAGATCTGTTGCTCCCGGTGGCTGTCCCAGAACACCTGGCTGCGGAACCAAATCGTCCACTCCTCCGAGCCTTTAGCCCGGTTACAACCAGCGCACGCCGCGACGAGATTCCGCTGCACGGAAGCGCCCCCGCGCCGCCGAGCTCGGACATGATCCAACGTCCCAGCCGGGGCGCCGCAGTACGCGCACGCCCCACCCCAAGAGTCCAGGATCCCCTGTCGAAATCTCAGCTTGGCCGTGCGCTTTGAGCAAAGAAGGGATCCATCAATGTGATGGTCCAACATGCCGCACAAGGCTGCTGTCCCAGGCTACGAACCCCCGAGCGCTGTTTACGACCTACTTATGATTGGGGTGCGACAGCGAGCAGCAACTCCTGTCGCGTGACCAACCTGGGTAGCAGGTCGATGGTGGCATCGTATTTGTCTGTTCGTCGCAAATCAACTTCCGCGATCGATTTGGCGCACAGGGCAATCTGGCAGAACATGTTGCAGCGGTGCAACAATCCGCGCAACCCCGGTTACCACAACTATGGGGGTCGCGGAGTGACTGTCTGTGACCGGTGGGATCCGGCCAAAGGTGGTTCTTTTCATAACTTTCTTCAGGACATGGGTTACCGCCCCAGCGTGTTTCACCAGCTTGACAAGGAAGCCGTCTCCAGACACAACCTGATTTATGGACCTGAGTACTGTCGATGGGTTCCACGCGCCGAGAATCAAGCGTCGGATCGCAAACGAGCGCGCAATCCGAAGCATTCCTCATAAAGTTGTAAGCGAAATGCTGAGTTTTCGCGCTTAATTCTGAGTTTCACGAGCTGAGCACCAAAACTACGCTTTGAAAGTGCAAATCTTGTCGTCTTAACCTTAAACTTTTTCATTAGCCCGCGCAGCTCGATAAAATCTGAACTGAACTCCCAACCTTTCACCGTCGTGGCCACCTCCGCTACTGAAGAGTTCCGGAACGACGGGGCACTCGTAAACATTCTCACTGGAATGGGAGTTCCTTCGAGAGATAAGACAGTTTCTACGTCTGTAGGCGCAAAGTCTTTCCTTGGAGAAGCAGAACTTGAAGCCCTCTACAGCCACGGAATCCCCCGTCGCTACGTCGACGCGATCAGCGACGAGATCCTCCGCCACCGCACCACCATCACCATCGGCGGCGACGACGAAGCCCAATCCAACGACCTGATCACCGGGTTCGAGGAATACCTGAAGGACACCCAGTTCCACCAGGCGCTCGCCGAGGTCGTCAAACTCCAGCGTCTCTACGGCGGCGCTGGCCTCGTCCTGCTCATCGATGACGGCCTCGATCCAGCTGAGCCAGTCGACCCCAACCGCATCCGTGCCCTGCGCGGCTACGTGCCCCTGTCCCGCTGGGAGCTGATCCCCGAGGACTTCACGATCACCGACTACTCCAAGCCCTCGCACTACCGGATCACCACCAGCCAGCGCCTGACCCCCGACCAGCAGGGCAGCTACATCAATCTCCGCATCCACTCCAGCCGCATCGCCCGCTTCGACGGCCTCTACCTGCCCTGGAACGTCCGCGTCCGCAACACCGGCTGGGGTCAGTCCGTCCTGCAGCTGATCTGGGAGTCCTACAAGCGCTACGAGAGCGCCATGGCTGGCCTCGAGTCGATGACGACCGACGCCGATCTCTTCGTTCACAAGATCCCCGGCCTGTTCCAGCGCATCGCATCCGGCAACGAGAGCGATCTGCGCAAGCGCTTGGAGGCCAACAGCCTCAGCCGCAGCGTCTACGGCGGCATGGTCGTCGACACCGAAGAGGACCTGAGCTTTCTCAACCGCGCTCTGAGCAACATCGCCAGCGCCACCGACCCCTTCATCAAGGACCTCCAAGCCGCCACCGGCTGGCCCGCCTCGATCCTGATGGGCGATAGCCCCGGCGGCCTGGGCAAAGAAGGCCGTTTCGAGGAGCGCATCTGGGCCGCCCTGGTCGAGCAGTGGCAGGAGGTCTACTGCCGCACCGCGATTACCGAGGTCTTCGACTACATCTTCCAATCCAAGGAGGGGCCAACCCGCGGCCGCGCCCCGCGCTCCTGGTCCGTCCACTTCCCGAGCGTGTTTACGGAGACGGAATCCGAGGCCGCCGCCCTGCGTCTGCAGATGGCCCAGGTCGACGCGCAGTACATCAACCTCGGCGTGCTCAACCCCCTGGAAGTGCGCGAAGCCCGCTTCGGCGGCACCGAATACAGCATCGAAACGACGCTCAACCCGGCAGTCACCGAGCAACTGCTCGCGACGACGGACGCCCAGTTCCAAAGCCAGATGCTGGGCTACGAGGCGCAACAGCAGGCCGCTCTCGCCCCCGCTGCTGAACCTCCTGAGACCGAGGACCCCGAAGAGCCCGAGGACGAATCCCCGCAGCCGAGCGCGGACACCAAGTCCGATGCCTTCGACCGCTACGAAGCCCAGGGCTTACGTATCCAAGTCACGCACCGCAGCGGCGACATCCGCGCCGGTTACCTCGTCGGTCCCGACGGCCAGCGCACCGACGCCAGCAGCGCAGCCCCGCTGATGATCTTCGGACCCAATCGCACCCGGGCCTACAAGCTCTACCGCGCCCGTTTCGCTTGCGATGGCGCCCTTAACGACGGCCCCTACGCCACTGGGTTCGCTTCGATGCGCGCCGCCCGCAGCGCGGTGTCCGCTTTCTTCCCTCGGCAGACTGTGGCGGGGCTCTCCCCAGTTCCCGAGGGCGAACTCGAAGCCCTTCGTGCCGGTTGGGAGGCGTACTGATGGACAGCCAAGAGCAAGCCACCATCCGCACCGCGACCTACCTGGCCGCGCAGCAGCGCACTGACCTGCGAGGCCCCCGCGCCACCCGCACCGGCAAGACCCGCGGCGTCGACTGCAACCCGCCCAACGTCAAATGCGGGGGGCGCTGCATCCCCCCGAACTGGGACTGCCGCCTGAAGGGCCAAGGCACCAACTCAGAGCTCCAAGCCCACCGCACCGATCCGCTGGCCGGCATCGCCTCGATCCAACGCGGTGCCAAGGACCTCGCCCGCGGGGTCGTCACCCTCAACCCTTCCCGTGTCCAGCGAGGGCGCAACTCCCTGATCCGGGGCGCCGTCAAGCTGACGCCCGGCGACAACCTGGAGCAGAAGAAACAGCTCAAGCGCCAGCTCACCGCTGCCAGCACGCCCGTGATGGCCGTGCTCGGGGTGACGTTGGTGGGCCTCGGCGCCCACGCCGGCCTGAAACGCGGCTTCCCCAGCTACCGCAACGGCGTCGGCGCCCAGCTCGATAGCGCAGCCACCCGCGCCGTGGATTCCGTTCTCGACCGGGTCCCTGGCATCTCCGCAGTCCGTGCCTCCCGCCGCGCCGCTGCTGCGGGCACCACTGCCGAGATCGCAACGGCGGTCACCCGCGGCTCCCGTATCCAAGCAACGCAGACCGCTGCAGCCGGCAACCTCGGGCGGATCGGCCCGCTGAGCTTCCGCCCCAACGCCGCCGACTACGAAGCCAGCAACCTGCGCGCCAGCTTGGACACGCTGCAAGGCCGCGCCCGCTCCGGTGGCCTCAGCTACGACACCTGGAAGCAAGAAGCTGTCCAAGCCCTCTACGGCGCCAAGAGCCCCGGCACCCGTGCCGGCAGCCAGCGAGGCAGCATCTTCTCCGAGCACGCTGCCAACGAATTCCTGGTCTCGCAGTTCGGCCTGCGCGGCACCGGAGCTGTTGGCAGCCAGGGCCAGTTCTCCACCGCTGCGCGCAACGCTCTGGTGGACACGCAGCTGGCCGAGCGCCTCTCCGGCTGGGGCGAGACCCTGCGCCAGGACATGCGCCTGCGTCGCTTCGTCGGCCCTGACGGTGGCATCCGCACCGAGGACGTCAACCGCTACATCCGCGAGGTCGGCGACAGCACGCTGAGCTCCCGCTTTGCTGGTCTCTCCGCCGGGCAGCGCAACCAAGCCCGCGTCGAAGCCCACCGCCTGATGCGCTCGGCCATCAACGGCAACAACATGACCAGTGAGGCCCGCAGCCTGCGCCGCTCGCTGGTGTCCCAGTTCGACACCTACTTCGAGGGCGTCGCCCAAGGCATGCGCCGCAACGCCGCCGCCTCGGATTCACCCTTCGGCGATGGCATGACCGGTCTGGCCCGCTACGTCGGCCGCACCACCAACCAGCCGACGCAGATCCTGAGCCGTGACCACGCCGATCTGCTGCTGCGCAACCACTACCACACCCGTGTGATGCGCCTGAACAACGACTTCACCATCGGCGAGGGCACCGCCCGCCGCGTAGCGCAACAGATCAGCCGCAGCACCGAGCTGCCCGATGCAGATTCCGCATACCGCATCCTCAACGAGAACGGCTTCCCCCGCCTCAGCCGCCGCGCCCCCGCCACCGGCCGCGCTCCAGAGCGCCTGCGCAACCTGAGCGAGCTGACCCGTGACATCCTGGGCCGACCCGGTAACGAAGGCATGTCCCGCGCCGCCGCCCAACGCGAGGCCCGCCGCCTGATCGAGCGCCGTGGGCAGCGGGGCGGAACTCCCCGGTCAAATGCACCGCTTGTGGAGCAGATCGAGAATGAAACACAAGAGCAGTTCGCACAACGAGTTCGGCCACTCGGAGAAGAGCAAATAAAGCGGAACTTCTCGCGGGGTGACGCCTCCCCCGAGCCCGGCACCATCCGCACCGCGACCTATCTCGCCGCCCGAGCCCGTGGAGCTGATTGAGCGCTACAACCAGCTCCTCCGCACCACCGAGGACGGCACGCTGCGGCTGCTGAACCGCGTCCTCGATCAATCTTTCAACCGCCTGGTGCGCCGCTCTCGCATCTTGATGAGCGCCGGCTATGCAGATCCTGCATCGCGCAACCTCGCCTTGCTCCAAGAGTTCCGGCAACTGATCCCCGCGTACCGCCCGGACCGCGTCGACGCCTACGACCGCGTGCTTCGCACCCTGCTTGGAGAAGCCAGCACCCGTGGCATCGAGGTCGCTGACGAGCTCACCGGCCAGATGGCCCCTGAGCGCCCGCGCCTCGATGTCTCCATCCCGCTGCAGGCCACGGTGGCCGCCGCTGCTCAAGCCAAGGGCTACCTGCGCAAACACGGTGAGCGCTTCGCCGAAACCTCAGCCGAGGTCGTCGCCTCCGGCATCGCCGAGGGCCGCGCCACCGACGCCATCGTCCAGGACATGCGCCTGCGCCTGGGCGTGGTCAAGTCCCGCGCCGACGTCATCGTCCGCACCGAAGCCCTGCGCGCCTACAACGACGCCTCGAACACGTACTACGCCGCGCAGGGCATCGATCTGGTGCTCTACTACGCCACCGCAGACGACCGCGCCTGCCCGATCTGCGCACCGAGGGCGGGCAACATCTACCGCCGCCCGGACATCAGGGTCCCCCTGCACCCGCGCTGCCGCTGTTACCTGGCCCCCTGGGATGCGGACCTAGCCGCCATGGACAAGGACTACGCCGCCAGCCGAGGCCGGCACGCCCGCGAAGTCCAACAAGCCCTCCAGCGCTCCCGCATCGAAGGCATCGACCTCAACAAGGCCGCTGTCTTCGAGCAGATCGCGCCGGTCCCGCTCTAACCGTCCTCCGTAGCCTGGCTTATACAGCCTGGGCGGACGCGCCCTGCCTGCCATGCCCGCCACCAAGAAGTCCGCCGCTTACGAGAAGGGTCTGCGCGAAGGCCGCGCCGACAAGAACAAGCCCTCCATCGAGATCGAAATCAACCCCGAGGGCGAGGAAGAAGAGGAGATGGGCACCGAAGAAATGGATGCGATCAAACCCCACTCCCGCAAGCGCAGCTCCAAGAACGCCAAACACACCACCCCGGCAGCTGACGGCTACGGCCTGAAGCAGCCCATGGACGCCGAGTGCGGCTGCGAAGGCAAAGGCCGCAAGGGCAAAGCCTCCTGCGACGGCAACTGCGGTGGCTACGCCAAGAAGATGGACGCCCTGAGCCCCCAGGAGTACTTGGCCGCCTGCGACCTGGGCATCCAGCACCGCTCCCGCGCCTACATCCGCGCTCGGTTGGACGCCGCGGAGCGCCTGGACCTCAAGTGCGGAGCTGGCTCGATCTCCGAGGGCGAAAAATGCACCAAGGGGGCTGCACAGAAAGCATCAAATAACAAGCCATCATTTGGTCAGCGCGCAAAAGCTGCAGGTAGTCTTCTTGCATTAGGCGCGGGCGTGACCGGCCAAGCTGCTTTTACCGGTGCTGCTATTGGCGCGGGACTCGCTGGTAACACCCAGGCTGCAGGTCGGTTTACCCAAGCAGCCGCAGGCTTTGGTGCTATTAAAGGGCTCGGACTGGCTGGGCTGGGAGCCAAGTCTGCCGCCCGGAAAGAGTTGGCAGGAGCGGCTCTCGGTGTTGCAACCGGCAGCTACTTGGCGGGGGATCTAAAAAAGGGAGCAAACGCAGTCGGACGCGCGCGCAAAGAGGGCGCAGCTATGACCTTCAAGCGCCTGCGTTATGCCCGCGCCAATGCTCAAGGTACTCAGCGAATTGCTGCGTTGCGCAATGCACAACTGCCGCAGGCTGAAACTATGTACGGGCGGATTACAAATCCTTGGGCACCAAGTGTGCAGCGTCCCAAAAGCCGCCGCGACTCCGTCTACGCCGCCGGCTTCTCCCCCGAGCTCGATCAACTGGCGATCTAAGCCATGGCCCTGACCCCAGCCACCGTCCGCCTCGACGCCTGCTGGAAGGGCTATGTCCAGGTCGGGATGAAGCGCAAGGGCAAACGTGAAGTGCCCAACTGCGTTCCTGCCTCCTCCGGCGTGGCCAAGCCTCGCGCTCAGAAGGACACCGAGGACGACAAGAAGTACACGAAAGTCGTCACCAACCCCGAGACCGGCCGCAAAAACCGCATCCGCTACGGCGCCAAGGGCTACCGCATCGCCCCCGGCACCGACAAAGGCGACCGCTACTGCGCCCGCTCCTTCGGTGACATGAAATCCGAGGGCTACGACTGCTCCGGCGCCGAGAAGAACACCCCGCTCTGCCTGTCCCGGGCCAAGTGGAAGTGCTCCGGCAAGACCAGCCGCCGCGATGCCGATGGCATGGCCTGCGGCCAGGGCCACATCGCCCGGGGCAAGAAATGCCACAAGCGTGGCGCCTTCCCCACCGGCAAAGCCATCGCCGCGGGCCTGACCGCCGGTGCGGTCGCCGCTTTGACGCTGAAGGGCAGCCGCAAGGCGATCCTCGGCAGCCCTGCAGCACTGCGCCGCACTGCGCAGCGCGCTGTCACCACGGCCGTCCACCAAGCCACCGCCCCCGATCCCTCAATGCGCCTGACCCCGAGGGCGTTCAACGAGGCCAAGCGTGCGCTGAAACGCTCTGGTGTCCAAGGTGGGCTGCGCCGCCACAACCTGGCCCTCGAAGCCCTGCGCCGCCGCACCGAGCCCGGCTACCGCAAACCCCGCTTCCCCGAGCGCAAAGACGGCGCCGTACCGCAGTTCATCCCGTCGGCCCACATCGACCCTGCCCGTCAGCGCCGTGACGCTGCGCTCACGCCGGGAAAGTCGCCCGCCTAGCGCGCACCGACGCCCCCGAGGGCGCCTCGGGTAAGCCCTGCGGCGCTTCGCACATCCCCAAGTCCCACAAGTGCAGCAAATCCGCTGCAGTCCGGGGTGGATCCGCCCTGCGCACCGCTGCCAAGATTGCCCTCGCCGCCGGTGCCATCGCAGGAGGGGCCGCCATCGCCAAGAAATTCATGTCCATGGAGGAGTGGCGCCGCCACCCCGACAACCCCCGCAACACCCCAAAGATCTCTCCCGAGGAGAACCAGCGCCTCCTCGATGAGGCCCTGGCCACGGGCCAGAAATGGGACGTCCAGGAGCGCATCAACGCCCGCCGCCTAGCCGACCTCAACGCCGAGTGCGGAGGTGGCCTGGGAAAGATCCAAGCCCCGGCGAAATTTGACGCGGCGATCCCCAATCCGCGTTGCCAAGCCGGGGCCGGTGCATTCGGCACCTACTTTGTCCACACCTCCGAGAAGCACGGCTTCAAGGTCTTCCGCAACGAAGACGAAGACGCCGATCCAGGCTGGGAGTTTGACCGCCTGGGCAAGGCGCACGCCGCTGGTGTCAACGTCCCCGAGCCCCTGGCCATCAACTACACCAAGGACGGCACCCACACCCTCACCCTTCGCCACATGAAGGGCTACCGCGAGATCGCCGACGTCTACGGCGGGTCCGGCGACCTGAGCAGAGCCCCGCTGATCATCCGTCTCAAGCTCGCCCGTGAATTCCGCAAGCTCCACACCGAAGGAATCGCCCACGGCGACATCCACGGCGGCAACTTCATGGTCAACGAGAAGTCCAAGCGCGTCGCCCTCGTGGACTTCGGCTTCTCCACCCAGATTGATGACGCGCCGCACCGCATCCACAACAAGGACGGCGTAGAAAACTTGATGGCCGACCTCGTGCGGCTACCCGAGTACTTCGGTCTGCGCTCCTTCACCCGGGACTACCAAGGCGTCCTGTCGAACATCTCAACCCAAGCCAAGGACTACAACCGCTCCTGGGACAACTACGAGCTCGCCATCAAGCGCTACTACGACGTGCTCGAAGCTGAACTGCTCGATGCGGACCGCCGCCCCCGTTCTCGCTTCGTCAGTGGCGCCGACCAACCGCGCATCCCTGGCATCACACGCGCCGTGCTCACCGCCAACGCCAACACCTTCCAACGGGGCGTGATGGAGCAAGTCGCCCAACAGCAACCGAGCCTGTTTAAGCAGGGCGCCAAGAACCTCGGCCTCAAGCCCGCGCAGCTGCATCGCGCCCTGGCCCCCGAGCGCGCCGCCCGCAAAGCCGCCCTGCGCCAGCGCCCCTTCGGAACACCGCTGGGCTGACCTCCACACAATGAGCTCAGTTCCCCGAGCTCGTGTGCAGGACAGCGACGTGAAACCGGCCAAGCTGCCCGAGCACGCTCACACTCGAATCTGGTTCTGGAACAACGCCGGCGCCCAAACGCTGCTGTGTCCAGCCCACGAAGCCGCCGACATTCGCCAGCGTCTGGTCGCCGAGGGCGCGATCGTCTGGCACACCGAGGTTTACAACGCCTAGATCCCTTCCACCAAAACGTGCAGGGAAATCCCATAAAGCTCACTCAAAGTGAAAAGCTTTGAGAGTGCAATCTCAACTTCTCCCTTTTCCAACCTGCTGTAGGCCGCCTGACTCACACAAAGCTGCTCTGCAACTTCACTCTGTGTGAGCCCAGCCTGCTCCCTTAAACAGCGAATGCGCCGACACAGCACTAATTGCCTGTGTATCGCCACTGAGCTCTATCCGCTTACCGTTTAAGCCTACCCATTACACACAAAGCCCGTAATCTGGTGCCATGGAAACATCTGTTTCTCGCTACGACTTCGCTCCCATTACAGGTAGCGAAACCACCGAGGAGGGTTACCTCCGCGTGTGGTGTCGAGCAGCGCGCACGGGCACTCAGCTCTACCGCCGAGCAGATGGATCCCAAGTCCGCGAATACCGTCCTCCCGAAGAGGTCAGCAATCCGGACTCCCTATCCACGTTCGGGATGAAACCCGCAACGTGGGGTCACCCACCTGTTCTTCTCGATTCCGCCAACACCAAGCAGTACCAAGTCGGCTACTCCGGTAGCCAAGTTCGGTACAACGACGGTTTTGTCGAGGTCGCCCTGGTCATCACGGACCAAGACGCCATCGAAAAGATCAAGCGCAAGGACGCCACCGAGGTGTCCGCCGGCTACAAGGTCGATTTCGACCCCACCCCCGGGCACAGCCCCGAGGGCGAGGAGTACGCCGGTGTGCAGCGCAACATCCGGGTGAACCACATCGCCATCGTGCCCCGAGGCCGGGCTGGCCCCGAGGTACGCCTGCTCATGGATCGCATGGACGCGGCTGACGCCATCTCCTTCGATCCTGACTTGATCCGTGAAAACGGATCGGCGCTCCAGCCCTGTCCACCTGCATCTCCCGTTATGGCAACCGTCAAGCTCGACGGCCTGGAGATCGATCTGCCCGCTGACTCAGCTAGCGCGGTCCAGTCCTTCGCACGGGACATGGAGCGCCAACTCAAAGCTGTTGCCACCGAGCGCGACGAGCTGACTTCCAAGCTCGACTCGCTGCAGTCAGATTTCGATTCCCTCGCCTACGAGAAAGAGGCCGCTGAAGGTCGTGCTGATGCCCTCGAAGAGCGCATCACCGAACTCGAGGCTGGGTCCTCCCGAATCGACACCGCTGAGCTGGACAAGCTCGTCGCGGCTCGCCTCTCCACCCTGCAAAAGCTGGCCCCCGCCTTTGCCGAGGACTTCAAGTTCGACGGCATCGACGACCAAGCTCTCTACCTCCAAGCCTTCGAGAACCTGACCGGTTCCGCCGCCCGCGAAGACGCCCAGCCCGCCTACATCCAAGGCGTGGTTGACGGCATCCTCGCTGCTCGTTCCGACGAAGAAGGCGACGAAGCTGAAGGTGAAGAAGCTGAGGAAAGCGAAGAAGCCCCCGAGGCCGAGGCCAAAGAGGATTCCGCCGACCGCGCCGACAGCACCGCCACTCTGCGCGATGCCCTCAAGGGCGCCGGCCGTGGCACCGCCTCCCCGGTAGACACCTACCGCTCGCGGATGGCGGATGCCTGGAAGCGTCCCCTCACCGCCACCAAGTAAGGAGCTCCTTCCATGGCCGTTACTTTCACCGCCACCACTGTCGCGAACCCCTCCGGGGCTCAAGGCAGCTATCCCCTCTCCCTGGTCAAGGGTCACGAGGGCATGCTCGCTGATCTGCAGGCTTACGTCTGCCGCAGCTACCGCAACCAATCCGGCGCCGCCCTCCCCTACGGCGTGCTGGTTGCCACCGACAACACCCCCTCCACCAACGACCCCCTGGCCGTTGAGATCGCGACCGGCACCACCCTGATCCAGGGCATGGCCGTGAGCTCTCAAGTGCTCGAGGGCGCCAGCCTCGGCTCCAGCTACACCCCGGTTCCCACCCCGGTGTACAGCGACGGCCGTTACGGCTACCCCGACAAAGAGACCGTCAACGTGGTCTCCAAAGGTGTGGTGTGGGTGTACTCCACCGCCGCCATCGCCCTGGGCGATGCCGTGCGTTTCTTCAAAGCTGACCACAGCGGCACCGTCGCCGGCGCCTTCCTGGGTCGCTTCACCAAAACCGCCGTTGCCACCAAGACCGTCGAGATCACCGCAGGTGCTCGCTGGCTGTCTGAAACCTCGGCTGCCGGCCTGGTCCTGCTGGAGATTGACATCCCCGGCATGACCTACTCCGCCGACGCTTGATCACGGAGCTTCCTGCCATGACCACTGAAATCCGTAACGACGAGGTCGGCGTTTTCCTCGCCCGCGAGCTGGAAACGATCCTGGCTCGCACCTTCGAGGTCGAGTACGCCGACATCAAGTACAGCCAGCTGATCCCCCTCTCCTCCGAGGTCGGGAACGGCGCTGACTCCTTCACCTATCGCGTCTTCGACAAGCAAGGCTCGATGAAGGTGATTGGTGACAAAGCCCAAGACCTGCCCCGCGCTGACGTGCTCCGCAAGGAAGTCACCCTGCCGGTCCGCAGCATCGGCGGCTCCTTCGCCTACACCATCCAGGAAACCCGTGCCGCCGCCATGGTGCCCGGCATGAACCTGGAGCAGCGCCGGGCTAACGCCGTGCGCCGCGCCTACGAGGAGAAGGTGCAAGAGATCGCCTACTTCGGCGACTCTGCCTCCGGCATGAAGGGCTTCTTCAACAACGATCAGGTCGACAAGACCGTGCCGAACAAATGGTTCGACACGGCTGGCGTGACCACCGACGAAATGCTGGAGCTCCTGAACGAAGCGCCCACCCGCCTCGTGCAGAACTCCAACATGAAGGAGATGCCCAACACGATGCTGGTGCCCTACAACGTGTACCGCATCATCTCCACCACCGCCCGTTCGAGCACCTCGGACACCACGGTGATGGAGTTCTTCCTGCGCACCAACCCGATGATCAGCTCCATCGAGCCGATCAACGAGCTGGAAGCCAGCAAGTCCGGCGGCGCCCTGTCCAAGGACCGCGTGGTGGTGTACGACCGCAGCCCCGACAAGCTGCAGCTGCACATCCCCCAGCCCCTGGAGTTCCTGCCCCCGCTCCGCCAAGCCCTCGAGTTCAGCGTGGCCGCCCACGCCCGAATCGGTGGCCTCGCGCTCTACTACCCCAAGAGCGCCATGGTGCTGGAAAAGGCGTAATCTTTGCGCCTTTTCTAACCCAGTCAGAATGGGTTGGCACACTCTCTTCACCCAGTCATGATCATCGTTTACCGCCCCGAGCTCGAAAACCCCCCGATGGACAAGGAGTGTTCCATCGGCTTCTCGTTCGTTGGTGGCGGCGGTCTCTCCGATCACATCCAGCTCGCCTCGGGCGTCACCCGTGACTTCCCCGAGACCGTCTGGGACCAGATCAAGGACTACGACGTGGTCAAAAACCTCCTCAGCCTCGGCGCCCTGCGCATCGAGACCGAGGACCCGACGGAAACCAAGGCTGCTCCTGCCGACGCCAGCGACTCCATCGCGGCCCTGCCCATCACCCAGGCCCTGAGCCTGGTGGAGGACAGCTTCGATCTGGAGCAGCTCCGCCGGTGGGACGCCAAGGAATCCCGCATCCGGGTGAAGAACGCCATCGCTAAGCGCATCAGCGCCATCACTGAAGGCAACGGCTAATGGCTGTCCCCTCCACCAACGCCTTCCTGCTCCGCTTCCCCGAGTTCGGCGAGCAATCGCTCTCGGTCGTGGACGGGGCGTTGGCGGAGGCGGGCCGCTCCACCCCAGCTGACCGCTGGGGCGCCACCCACACCGAAGCCGTCAGCTACCTCGCTGCCCATCTCTTAGCGACCCGCACCATCCAAATCGGCCTGCAAGTCGACGCCAAAGCCGGCACGCCCCTGGGCTCCGGCTTCGCGTCCACGCTCTACGGCCAGGAGTACGAGCGGCTGCTCAGCAGCCTGCCCATCAGCGGATTCGCCTGGTAATCGATGGCAATTCCGGCCGCCACCCTCGCCTCCTACGCCCCCTGGGGTAACGCCCAACTGGCGTTCGAGGTCGGCACCGGCTTCGCCACGACAGACGCTGCCACCGGCAACGCTGTCCAAGCAACGGAAACCCTCGAATACCTCGCCGCCCTCACCCTCCAAGCCCCGTCCTGGAAACCCGAGAGCGGCGTCGACTCCACCACCTACTCCTGCCGAGGCCGGCTGCTCAGCCCTGCCACCCTCGACGCCCGCATCACCAACGGCGCCCAAGCCGACTGTGTGATCAACGGCTACCGAGGCCGGTTCGAGCTGGTCTTCGACCTGGCCATGGACAGCGCCCACCGGCGTGACCTGCGCCAATCCATCGAAGGCATCTTCCGCGTTGTGGGAGGACCGACCTAATGGCCCGCCAACAACCCGACTTCAGCCAAGCCCTCCAAACCGCCAAGGCGCAGGCCATGCGCCAACTGGCCACTTGGCTGGACACCCGCTTCACCGAGGAAATCTCCGCCGTGAAGTGGGAGTACCCCACCCCGCCCCAAGTGCGGGACATCGTGGACACCGGCCGTCTCCGCGCCAGCCAGACGCGCACCGTCAACTCCGACGGCTCCGTCACCTTCACCTGGCCCGTCGACTACGCCCAACAAGTCCACGAGGGCGGCGTTGCCACCACCGGCATGCGCTTCCCCGGCCGCCCCTGGACCAAAGCCCCCCTCGAGGAGGCCCCCGCCCAGTTCGGCCAACTGCTGCGTACCGCATTGGAGGGCCAGCAGTGACGATCTCGACCGCCTTCCCACCGGTGATCGCTCTGCGGAGCACCCTTGAGCGCCACATTCTCGATCTCTACGAGAGCGACGGCTCCACCCTCAAGGCGTACACCAGCTGGCCTGGCTACTACACGCTCCCCGACACCAGCCGCGTCCCCGCGGTCTACGTCACCGGTGCCTCGATGGTTCCCTCCACCTGGGCCATCACCGGCATCGAGTGCGTCATCGAGGACGTCCCCGAGATCAACAGCCCCGGTTCTGTCAACGGCGTCATCTCATTCGAGCTCTGGAACGTCCGCTTCACGAACTACGGCACACGGGAAGGCACGCGGATGCCGACTTCGCTGCTGGACATCAGCCGCCGTCTCGCCCGCGCCTTCCCCAGGGACCAAGTCACGTACATGGCCCGGACCGAGGCCACTTTTGAGGCCCTCACGGCACGCATCCGCGGAGCCGTCTTGAACCCCCCGATCCCTTAAGGAGTCACCACCATGGCCGACTACGCCATCGGGCTGTCGTTCCACAAGGCAAACCGGACCGTTGTCCGTGCCGTGGACCTGACGCCACCCGCCCGCTACTTCGCCACCCGCGACAGTGCCGGCATGATCACCCTGCCCACCCTCGAAACCGGCAAGTCCTACATCGAGCTGCAGGGCATCACCCAAACCAGCTTCCAGATCAACGACAACAACCAGGAGTTCCGCCTGCTGGGCGACGACGGCTGGATGGACAGCGTGATCACCGGGTCCTCGGTGCAAGCGTCTGTGACCGCCTACTTCCTAAAGGACGCCGAAATCCCCGCCGGCTCGGTCGACCCCGTCTTCCGCGGCAACTACAACGAGGGCTTCGACCTCATCCAGCGCGCCCGCTACAACAAGGACTTCGAGATCTACATCGAATTCCTCAAGGAACTGGGCCAGGCCAACGGCTCCTCCGGTAACTACATCTATGACTTCACTGGCTTCAACGCCGTGATTCAGAACTACCAGGAGAACATCACCGCCGAGGGCCTCACCGAGGTGTCCTTCGACCTGATGTCCCGCGCCCGCCCTGTGTTCGGTCGCTACGACGCCGGCTCGACCTCCATCGCCACCGGCGGTGTCCAATCCAGCCTCCTGTTCCTCGTGAACGGCACCCGCCAGGCCGCAGTGGTCCCCGCCGACAACGCCTCGGCTGTGGTGGTCGGCAACGACATCACCGTGACCTACACCACCAACGGCACCGTGGCCCTGACCCAACTGGCCCTCGGCCAGAGCGATGGCTCCGGCTTCCGCCTGGAAGTGGCCTCCACCGGCGCCAAAGTGCCCGCCGCTGTGTCCCTGGCCAGCAACGTGGTGACCATCAACCCGAGCGCGGACCTCGCTGCCGGCACCATCTACCGCCTGCGTGTCGCCGACGGCGCCATCACCCAGGCAGTGGACGCCAACGGCGCCGCCTCGGCCTCGGGCATCAAGCGCCCGATCCAAGGTCTCACCACCACCTTCCGCACCGCTTGATCTCCCGAGCGCGTCACCAACGGGCCCCATCATTGGGGCCTTTTTTCATGCCTTTATGGAACACGACCTACTCATCGACGGCTTGTACACCGTGTACGCCGTGAACTGCCGAGAGGAAGGCTCCACGCTCCACTGTGGAGCCCTCTACCTCGAACCCCTGATCCAATCCCAGTGTATACGCCTAGCGTATGAGGCCGCTACTATTGAGGTTGAACTTCCGCCCGAGCTGTTAAACCAACCAAGCCCACAACGGGCCTGGGAGGTTGAGCTCCCCATCCGAGATGAGTAAGTACGCGAGCCTCCTCTTCGCCCCTGAGAAGTACCACGAGATCGGCCCGTTCCGCTTCCCCATCTACAACGACCTCGTCCCCGGCGAATCCCGCGGCATTGAGGCCATCTCCCGCAAACAATCCCGCTCCACCTTCGCCTCCATCAAGCTCGCCCAACGCATCGCGAAGGACAAGGGCATTTCCACCAAAGACGCTGTCGAACTGCTGAGCAACACCACAGAAGAGAACCAGGATCTGCTCTACGACTACGCCGGCGAACTCGAAGAGCTGCAGCGCAACAGTGTCGGCGCTGTCGAACAACAGGTGGCCTTCGTCACCCTGTTCATGCAGTACCGCGCCGAAGTGAAACTGCCCAAATCCAAGGACTGGGAGCGGGTCGAGGACTGGAGCGAGGCCGACACCGAAGCCATGCCCACCAAGCTGATGGAGGACGTCTTCCGCCTGATCAGCTGGGAGCGCGACGGCTGGCCTGAAACCACGGGAAAGGCCGAGGACGAGCAAGTCTTCAACCCACCCCCGAAGAACTCCTAAAAAGCTGCGAGGACTACCTCCGTAGCCCCGAGACCGACTGGGACGTGATCTATGTCCGCATCCGAACCTCCGCGCTCGGGGCTGACTTCCCAGCGGACCGCTTTCTGCGTACCCCCATCAGCACACTGCGCTGGCTGCTGCGCGTCATCGACGACCGCGAAAAAGGCCAAGCAAATCTCGAGGCCGTCCCTGTTGCTCGCCTAACCCAGATCCTCATCCAGATCGCCCATGGGTTCTCCGGCTCAAAACGTGCAGCACCCAAGGTCAGCGCCAAAGACTTCCTGCCCTACCCCGATTGGCGCCCGGCTTCAAGCCAAGCTGATGGCCCCAGCAACCCAACCAAGTTCATCCTCGCCTCACTCGGACGCAAGCGACTTCTGCCGCCCCACGTCCTCGCTGCGCTGATGACCCCAGTCGAGCGGCGGCCGTAGCATACGGATAACGAATACAGCGCGAAGTGGCTGATTTTCGGCTCAACGTCACTGCCGATACGCAGCGAGCTGAACGCGATCTGCGCCAGCTGAATCAGACGGCCGACAGCGCGACCAGGGCCCGTCAGCTAAAAATCGACCTCCCATCGATTAGAGACGTCAACAAGACGTTCTCAAACCTGGGGAGGGACGTAAACGATGCGGCAAACAATATCAAGACCTTCTACAAAGTCGCAAAGCAGCTGCCCGGCCTGGGTGACAGCATTAAAAGGTATGAAGGCGCCATAACAGGAACAGCCAAAGCAGCGACAACCCTCGCCAACAACACAAAAGCTGGTGACATTTTAGCTAACAGTTTTAACAAAGCCAGCAGCTCTGTAGGTGGCTTAGTAAATGGCTTAGCCAAAGTTGGCTTTGCCTTGTTCGGAATCAAAGAGATACTTGGTGTCTTGCAGAACGCTTTTGGCGGATTTTTCCAGCAGACGATCGGCCGCGAGATCAAGCTCCGCGAGACGATTCTCAAGACCCAGACCACCCTCGCCTCCACCAACAAGGTCTTCCGTAACGGGAAAGAGATCACTGACCCCTACGAGAAGATCGTCAGCCTGACCGGCGAGGTCCAAAAGCGCATCGACAGCATCCGAGAGCGCTCCATCGCCCTGGCCGGCGTCACCTCCAACGAGGTCATCGAAGTCTTCGGCATCGTCGCCTCGCAAGTCGGTCAGATCGGCGGCGGCCTTAAGGAAGCCGAAGACCTGGCGATCAACTTCTCCGCCGCCCTCGGGACCTTCGGCATCCCCCTGTACCAGGCACGCCAAGAAATCGGTTCGATCCTCCGTGGTGACATCACCATGGATTCGTACCTGGCCAAGGCACTCGGAATCACCAACGAGGACGTGGCCCGAGCCAAAACACAAGCTGGCGGCGTCATCAAGTTTCTCGAGGACCGGCTAGCTGCTTCCGTCGCCGGTCAACGGATTGCGGCGCAGGGCTTTTCAGGCGTCGTCTCCAACATCCGCGATCTCGGTGAGCTGGTGGCCCAACGGTTCGGCGCCGGGCTGTTGGATCCGCTACTGAACGCTCTGGCCGGGGTTTTTGAGAGGTTGTTCAGGATCAGAGAGCAGCTGTTCTCCCTTGCCGACGCTGCTGGTCAATTCATTGGCAGGTTTGCAGCAATCGGCCAGGTGATCCGAGAGCGCAGCGGGTTGATCTCATTGGGAGAGATCGGTTTAAAGGACAACTCAGGTAGCAAGGCCATAAATGATCTGAAGGACGCTATCCAAGACGTCGTCGTCCTGATCGAATCTGGAATGCAGCGCGCCATTGGCGCTGTAGCTCAAATCATTACCACGTTGCAGCCTGCGGTACTGACCGTTGCAGATGCCTTTGTCCGACTGGGCAAATCATTCATAGAAATCAAGGTTGATGTATTTGAAACGCTGGCGCGCGCCTTGGCAAACGTCATCAGCTTCTACAGCAAATTCATCGAACTACTCGCTACAGGCTTTAATCTTTACAGTCAACTTCTTGACTTACCCATAGTTCAGGAGTTTACGAAGCTAGCTGCCACCATGGGCCTGCTCAAAAGGGCAGGCATGGATTTCATTACCAATGCCCTAATCATTGGCAACACGCTAGTAAGAGTTGTAGTTCCGGCACTCGGCGGAGTAGGAGTAGCAATCGCAACGCTGCTTGGTGGCATCGCTGTCCTAATAGCCGCGGTGGGCAAACTTGCGATCGTGTTTGGGACACTTGCGGCATCGCTAGTCACACTGCCCACGATGGCAGCAGGTGTCGCCAAAGCCCTGCAAGAAGTCTCCAATAATCTGATCAAAGCAGGCAATGACGCGGTCAGCACCGGCGGCCGAATTGAAACTGTTGCAGGAGGATTCAAAAATCTCGGTGAAACTGTGCGCTTGACCGCAATGAACATGGTCAAGTCGGTAGGGATGATATTCCTGGTACAAGCAGCAATAACGGTGCTTGTAAATGCCTTCGGCGAATACCAAAAGAGAGCCGAGGAAACCGCTAAAACGAACCGCGCCGAGCTCGCTTTAGAACGACTTGGAACCGTATATAGAAACGTCGGGGACGACGCAGACTACGCCACCAAGGCCGCTCGGGACTTTGAACGGCAGCTAGCCCAGGCCGAGTACGGCCGGGCCACCGAACGCATTGAAGAAATCAGGAAGAAGCTGAATGATCTGCGCTACGAAGGCCAACTCGGCATCCAGACCTGGAGCGAATTTTGGAGACTCTTTGATGTACGCGACACAGTCACCAGGGCATTAGGCGGCAATGCCGAGCAGCAGCGAGTAGGTGCGCTGATTGGAGAGCAAGCTCGTTTGCGCGAGTACCAAAGAAAGTACGAAGCCGCACAAAATAAAAAAGACGCACAAGAAAACATAAGATTACAAGCCGATAAAAGAATTTCGCTGGAGAAAGAAATCAATGATATACGCATTCAACAAGAAAACGAGCTCTTCCAAAAACGTCAAGAACTAGCCCAAAAAGAAGTCGAGATCTTCCGTGCCGCCGGCGAACTGCGCATCTACCAGATGGAGCAGGCCAACAAGAAGCTCATCGAGGGCGAGGAAGGCGCTTCGCGCTCCGCGCTCGAGGCGCTAAACAACTACCTATCGACTCGCGAGCGCGGGGAACTCGACATCGAAGCTGGCAAAAAGCAGCTGGTGATTGAGGCTGCCAACCTCGAACGCCAGATCTCCGACTACCGCCTCGAGAACGAGAAAAAGATCGCTGAGATCCGCAAGCGCGCGGGCGACTACGAACAAAAGGTGTCGGACTACCGCCGGCAACTGGCCGGCCAGACCCCGGTCGGCGGCGTCACCGGCCTTACCCAGGGCAACACCGGCACCAGCAGCCGAGGAGATCACTTCCACATCGCTGGCGCCGGCAGCGAAGCCGAAGCCCGCGCCATTTTCGCCGCGAATATCAACAGACAGCTTCAACTCACCGATGTCCCCGGGTCCGCGCGCTCTGGTGGCCGCCGCCATGCCGGCTACGACCTAGCCGGACCGGTCGGAACTCCCCTCAACCTGGCACCGGGCTACACCCTCCAGAACTTCACCCGCGATCCCAAGGGCCTTGGCGGCAACTACGCCACCATCGCCGGCCCCCGAGGCCAGAGCTACAAAATCATGCACCTGGCCGACCCTGGTTCGGGGTACAAAGGGCCTGGTAGCACCTCAGTCGCGCCCACTGCACCGACATTCTCTGACATCGGGGCTCCTGCAACTGAGAAATATGCATCCGCAGTTCGCGCACTGACCTCGGCCATGGAGCGCCTTCGTGTGCTTCAAGCCGCACTGACGGAGGCGAGGACTGCCGCCGCCTTCAACGAGATCGCCAAGGCGATGTTCCCGAAGGTGGACATCGAGCAGTACCAAGACAAGCTGGATGAAACACGCTTCGCGCTCACCGAGCTCGGCAAAGCATCCGCCTCAAGCTTCGATCCAGATCGTGTCGCCCTCACTGCCGAGTACAACGGCGAGCTAAATAGCCGAGCCCGTGAACTGGCCCAACTCCTGGAAACTGCGACCAAGCAGCTGAAACCAGACGAGTTCTACAAGCTATGGACTCAGCTCAAGGCATCCAACGACAAGTTCAAACAAGACCTCGCCGCCCAAAACAAGCTCAAAGAGGACCAGCTGCGCCTGGACAGAGCGCGCAACGCACTGCAGGAATCCCTCAACAGGACCCGCAGCCTCCAGGAATCCACAGCCGACTCCCAGCTCCGGACACGCCTGCGGCTCGAAGGCATGAGCCCAGAGCTCATCGACGCTGAAGTCCAAAAAGAACAGGCTCGACGCGCACTGGCTGAATCCCTTCAGAACCCAGACACCCGCGCTGGTGCTCAAGCCACACTTGATGCTCAGTCCGCCGCCATCGACGCAGACGCGCTGGCCAAGCTCGCCGAGAACGATCCCCTTACAGGGCTCCTCGGCAAATGGAAGTCGGAGCTCAAGGACACCCGCAGCATGGTCGCGAGCCTGGCTCAGACCTTCCAAACGGAAGTGTCCGGAGCTATGAGCACCGCCGTCACCGGCGTGATCAACGGCACGACAACCGTCCAAGAGGCTTTTGCCAATCTGTTCCAGAACGTCGCCAAAGCCTTCCTCGACATGGCGATGCAGATCATCGCCAAGCAGATCACGATGTTGATCCTGGGAATCTTGCTCAAGGCATTCGGTGTGTCGATGGGTGGTGGCGGTGGTGCCGGTCCAGGCGGCATACCCTCAACCGGTGATGCCGCACTACCGAGCATCGACGGGTTCGACACGGGGATGAACGCGAATCTGGCCGGGAACGGAGCGTTCTTCTCCAATGGCATCGCTTCGTTCAAGCGGGGTGGCACCTTTACCAACAGCGTGATCAGCACCCCCACGCTGTTTAAGTACGCCGATGGCGGCGTCATGGGCCTAGGTCAAATGGGCGAGGCCGGTCCTGAAGCGATCCTCCCGTTGACCAGGGGACCCGGTGGAAAGTTGGGAGTCAGCACTTATGGCAACTCTGGAGACGTCAATGTCGTCGTAAACGTCGATGCCACCGGATCTAAAGTAGAAGGCGACGACCAAAAAGCCAACGAGCTCGGTCGCGTTGTCTCCGCTGCTGTCCAACAGGAAATCATCAAGCAGAAACGTCCTGGAGGCTTACTTGCGTAATGGCAACCTTTCCTAACTACGAGCCGGCCTACGCCTTAGCCAAGCGCAGCGAGCCAAAGATGCGCACAACACGCTTTGGAGATGGCTACGAGCAGCGTGTGACCTTCGGCATCCCAGGGCATATGAACCCCAAGGAGTATGCGCTGACCTTCTATGTCAACGACACGGGCGCCGCGACGATTGAAAGCTTCTTGGATGCGCGAGCCGCCGACGCCAACAGTTTTGACTGGCAGCCACCAGATGCCAATAGCACGAGCAAATTCGTCTGCTTCGCCTGGAACCGCGAGTTCGTAGGACCAAATTTCAATTCGATCACAGCGACCTTCCGCCAGGTGTTTGAGCCCTAATGGCCGTACCAATCTCCGAACTCCAAAAAATCGCCCCGAGCTCGGTCATCGAGCTGTTTGAGCTCCAGCTGAACACGGCTCAGCACGGGAGTAACGACATCTACAGGTTCCACGCTGGAACCAACCTCAACAGCAACGGAGAAGTCATCTGGGCGGGAAACACCTACCTGCGGTTGCCAATCGAGGCCGAAGGCTTCGAGTACACCGGCAAAGGAACGCTGCCCCGCCCTCGGATTCGGGTCAGCAACATCCTCGGGACCATCACCATCATCTTGGCTTCCCTACCCAACGGCTTAGAAGGAGCAAAGATCACAAGACTGAGGACTCTGGCCCGGTACATCGACGGCGCAAACTTCCCAGGTGGCACCAATCCCTACGGAACCCCGGATAGCAGCGCCCTAATGCCACTAGAGATCTACTACGTCGATCGGAAAATCAGCGAAACCCGGGACGTCGTCGAATTCGAGCTGGCGAGTGCGTTCGATTTGGCCGGCATCCGCGCGCCCAAGAGGCAGTGCATCTCCAACATCTGCCAGTGGGTCTACAAGTCCGCCGAGTGCAGCTACACCGGCGTCCTCCCGACTTGTGACAAGAGCCTGGATGACTGCAAAGCCCACTTCGGCAGCACCGCTGAGCTGCCGTTCGGCTCCTTCCCCGGCATCGGCACCTACTTCACATGACCTGGCGCACCGCAGCACTCGAGCACGCTCAAGCCGATGACCCCCGCGAAGCCTGCGGGTTGTTGGTGGTGGTCAAGGGGCGCCGCCGCTACTGGCCCTGCAAGAACCTGGCAGCCGGCACCGAGCAGTTCATCCTCGACCCACTGGACTACGCCACCGCCGAAGACACCGGCGAAATCCTCGCTGTCGTCCACAGCCATCCGGTCACCCCGCCGGTGCCGAGCCAGGCCGACCTCGTCGCCCTCGAGCGCAGCGCCCTGCCCTGGTACATCGTCAATCCCAAGACCGAGGAATGGAGCCCCAAGCTCCTACCCACCGGCTACACCGCTCCCCTCATCGGCCGTGAGTGGGTCTGGGGCCTGACCGACTGCTGGACCCTGGTGCGCGACTGGTATGGCGAGCACGGCCTTGCGCTCCCCGATTGGGACCGTCCATTAACACCCGAGCTGTTTGAACAGCAACCCCTATTTGACGGCTACTGGCGTGATGCCGGGTTCTACGAACTCGACGAGGACGAACCGCTGCAGTTGGGTGACGGTTTGTTGATGAGCATCCAAGGCAATGGCCTAAACCATTGCGCTGTTTACATCGGAGAACAACTCGTGTTGCATCACATCCGCGGCCGGCTGAGCAGCCGTGATCTCTACGGCGGGTGGCTGCAGAAGTGTACCGGCCGAAAACTGCGGCACTACGATGCGGAGAGGCTCCAGCTGGATTGATGTTGCGCACTATCCGCATTTATGGACGCCTAGCAAAGTTCCTCAAACGCCGAAAGTTCGAGGCCGAGGTCAGCACTGCTGCAGAGGCTGTCCGTTTTCTGCTGGTCAACTTCCCCCACCTGGAGAAGCACATGGCCGACCAGCACTACAAGGTAACTGTCGGGGAGTACAACCTCACGCTGGACGAGCTGCATGACCCTGCTGGCACCCAGGACATCAAGATCGTCCCTGTGGTCAGCGGGGCCGGCAGCCAAGGACTGGGAATTGGACAGATCCTCCTTGGTGTCGCACTAATTGCGGTCTCGTTATTGGTCCCCGCAGCTGCTGTCGGCGGCATGACTGCCTTAGGGATCATTGGGGGAGCGCTGGTGCTCGGCGGCGTAGCCACGCTGCTGACTCCTGTACCCACAGTGCAGTCCCCATTGGGCACGACAACTACAGCCGAAACAGCCAAAGACCCGCGCAAGTCCTACAGCTTTAGTGGTGTCCAACAAACGAGCCGTCAAGGCATTCCAGTTCCGGTGGTCTACGGCGAAACGCTTGTGGGCTCTGTCGTGATCTCCGCCGGTGTCGACACCGTGCAGGTAGCAGGATGACGTCCCGCATCTCCGGTGCTGGTGGCGGAGGTGGCGGGGGCGGTTGCTTCCTCGGCCTCACCCTCGTCCGCACCCCCGACGGCCCCCGCGCCATCGAGACGCTGAAACCCGGCGACCTCGTCGTCAGCTTTGACGACGCCGGCACTCTGCACCACGCCCCCGTCCTCAAAGTCCACGAGCACGAAAACGAGCGCGTGGTGCGCTACCGCCTGTGGGGCGGCACAGTCCTCGACGCCACCCCCAACCACTGGGTCCTCAACCAGTTCAACGCCTTCGTCGAGATCGGCAGCCTCGGCTCCGACGATTGCCTCGTTGACGAAAACGGCCACCTGCGCCCCATCGTCGAGCGCACCGACCACGGCCGCGGCACCGTCTACAACCTGACAGTCGAAGGTCACCACACCTTCATCGCCGGTGGGGTCCGCGTCCACAACGCTGGCCTCGGTCTCGGTGTCATCGCTGGCGCAGGCGGCGGTGGTGGCGGAGGCGGTGGCGGAAAAGGCGGTGGAGGCGGGGGCAGCAGCACCCGCACGCCAACCGAAGCTGCAGACAACCTCAACTCCACCCAGTACGCCAGCCTGATCGATCTGATCAGCGAGGGCGAAATTGAGGGCCTAAAGGACGGGCACAAGTCCATTTTTATTGACAACACGCCTCTCCAAAACGCGGACGGTTCCTACAACTTCCAAAACGTCACTGTCCACACACGAAACGGGACCCAGAATCAAGAGTTCATACCGATCTCGACTGAGGTCGAGGACGAAAAAGCTGTTGGCGTGATTGTGCGGAACAGCGTCCCAGTTGTCCGTTCAATTACGGACACCAATGTGGATGCCGTAAGGGTCACAATTAACGTACCTCAACTACAAAGGTTCACAGACGAAGGCGACATTGTAGGGGCCAGTATCCGACTACAAATCTCAGTGCAATACAACGGTGGTGGCTACTCCACCGTAATCGATAACACAATCGAGGGTCGCACTCGCGACCTGTATCAACGTGATTATCTCGTTGAGCTGAATGGAGCCTTTCCGGTCAACATCAAAGTCAGTCGTGTTACGGCTGATAGCGCCAGCGCGAAACTGATTGACGAATTCAGCTGGTCAAACTACACCGAACTGACCTATGCCAAGCTCCGCTACCCAAACAGTGCTCTGGTTGGACTGCGTGTTGATGCTGAGCAGTTCAGCAACATCCCTGCCCGAAGCTATCTGGTGCGAGGCATCAAGGTACGCATCCCCAACAACGCGACTGTTGACTCCGCAACAGGGAGGCTGGTCTACAGCGGGCTATGGACTGGAACCTTTGGGGCAGCAGCGTGGACAACAGATCCAGCGTGGATCCTATGGGATCTACTCACATCAACACGCTACGGATTTGGGGACCACATCAAAGCTGCGCAGCTAGACAAATGGGCGTTTTACGCCGCGAGCCAGTACGCCTCGACACTGGTCTCCGACGGTTTCGGCGGGCAGGAGCCTCGCTTCTCCTGCAACGTCAACATCCAAACCGCCGAGGACGCCTACAAACTCATCAACGACATGTGCTCGGTGTTCCGCGCCATGCCGTACTGGAGCACCGGCAGCCTGACCATCACCCAAGATCGTCCCGCTGACCCGGCTTACCTGTTCACCCTCTCCAACGTCACCGAGGACGGCTTCAGCTATAGCGACAGCAGCCTGAAAAACCGACCTACCGTCGCCGTCGTCAGCTACCTCGACCTGGAACTGCGAGACATCGCCTACGAGGTGGTCGAAGATCAGGACCTGATAAGTAAGTACGGGGTCGTCACCAGTGAAATTTCAGCCTTCGCCTGCACCTCTCGTGGCCAGGCACACAGGCTCGGAGAATGGTTGCTCTACTCGGAATGGGAAGAACACGAAGTCATTAGTTTCACCGCTTCCATCGAGGCTGGTGTTGTGTGCCGCCCGGGGCAAATCATCGAAGTGTCAGACCCTGTCCGCGCTGGTTATCGCCGCGGAGGACGCATCAATGCAGCGACAACAACCACAATCACAGTCGACGATGCCTCACAACTAACTGCAGGAAACAATCGCACACTCTCCGTCATCCTGCCTGACGGCACGGTTCAATCTCGCAATATCTCATCAATCACTGCAAACACAATCACCGTTTTATCACCTTTTACGACAGCCCCTAACGCGAACAGTATTTGGATTTATCAAACCGAAGACATTCTATCCTCTCAGTGGCGAGTGATCAGCGTCGCAGAGCAAGATCAATCGCAGTACGCCGTCACAGCCCTGAGTTACAACTCCTCCAAATACGCATCCATCGAGCAAGAACAGGCACTGCAACCTCGTGACACGACCAACCTCAATCAACTCCCTGACGCGCCAACGAACCTTGTCCTGAGCGAAGCGCTCTATGAGTACCAGAACCAAGTCCGGGCAAAAGTTCTAGCAGCATGGAAACCGGTCATCGGCATCAACCAATATCTGGTTAAGTGGCGCAAGGATTCAACCAACTGGGAGACCGCTACTGTCAATGGCCCTGACTTCGAGGTCCTGGACATCACTCCCGGGAGCTTCGACTTTGAGATCTACTCCATTCAGGCAGCATTCAAACTTTCAACAGCCAAGCTCACTGGCAGCATTAACGCCCTCGGTAAAACTGCACCACCGAGCGACGTCTCGAGTTTCAACTACGACCCCGATCCCAATCTGGGTGTGCTGTTGACGTGGGATTCAGTACCTGACATAGACATCAGCGAGTATGAAATCCGACGCGGGTTGAACTGGTCATCCGCCACCCTTGTCACAAGGGTCAAAGCCACTAGCTACAAAATCGGCTATTTAGACGACGGGACCTACACCTATCTCATCAAGGCCATTGACACTTCTGGTGTGTACAGCAACAACGCCGCCAGTCGTTCGGTCACGATCACAAGTCCTGGATCTACCGCGATCACGAGCACGATCCAGGGAAGCGACCTTGTTTTGGCATGGACTGCACCTCCTGTCACTTCCTATGCCATTGCTTACTATCGCGTGACCTACGGTGGCAGCTACGCCACTTCCACCGAGCTCGCCCAAACACAGAGCACAAGTTTCACCGTACCCATCACTTGGATCGGAGCGCGAACATTTTGGGTTGCTCCCGTGGACACGGTCGGCAAGTTTAATGATCCACCCGACAGTGAGGTTGTAACCATTTCCGGAGCCCCTGCTCCTAGCATTACTTCCCTCGTTGGCGGTACTACAGCAACGCTTACTTGGACAGCTGTTACGGGAACCCTCCCAACTGACACCTACGAAATACGCCAGGGAAGCACGTTTAACACCGCTACTGTGCTTGCGACAATTACTGGAACCAGTTACACACTTAAAGCCACTTGGAGCGGCAATCAAACGTTCTGGGTCGTTGCTCGCGACACAAATGGCAACTACGGCACACAAGGTTCGACTGTAATCACAGTTAATACTGCAGCCGCCCCAACGCTGAGCTCTAGCTTTGCCGGACAGAACGTAGTCTTTAGCTGGACCGCGATAAAAGGCACCCTCGACACCGCTTTCTACCGCTTAAAACGTGGCAGTACATGGGCCAGCGCTACCAAGGTTGCCGATGTCGATAGCACCAGCTACACGCTAAAAGCGGATTGGTCAGGAGTCCAAACATTCCTACTGGCTGCAGTCGACATCAACGGCAACGAGGGGGCCAACAACGCCTTGGCTGTAACTATTACTATCCCGAGCGCGCCATCCATTGTCCAACAGGTAATCGATAACAACGTGCTGCTGCGCTGGAACGATGTAACCCAGACACTTCCGATCCTCAGTTACGAGCTGCGCCGCGGCTCAAGTTGGTCAACAGGAACTGTGATCGGTACGAAGCAGGGCGGTTTCACAACTGTGTTCGAAACAGCTGCAGGGACATATACCTATTGGTTAGCCGGCATTGATTCGGCTGGAAACTACGGCACACCTGGCAGCGTGACTGCCATCGTCAATCAGCCTCCGGACTATGTATTGCAGCTGGATCAGAACAGCAGCTGGACCGGTGAAGAGACCAACATCATTACTGATCCCGTACTTGGTCAGGTCGTCAACGTAAACACCACGGAGACCTGGGAGAGCCACTTCACCAGTCGTGGATACACCAGTCCACAAAACCAGATCGATGCCGGCTTCACCTACTACCTGATGCCGTCGACCACTTCGGCCTCCTACGAAGAGGAGTTCGACTACGGCACAGTGCTCGCCGGCACAAAGGTGAGTGCAACCCTGACCAGTAGCACCATCGCAGGCTCGACCACGGTCACGCCGACCATCCGTGTGCGGGGCACCACGACCACAGCGGCCACATACAGCCAGAGCAGTACGACCATCACGATCACCTCCACGGCTCATGGATTGGCTGGGGGCGACTACGTGTACCTGTCCTTCACAACAGGCACAGCGCAGTCGGGCACTTATGTGGTCTCCACGAGCTCGGCAAACAGTTTCACTGTCACAAGCAGTGCCAGCACCACGACCAGCGGGAACGCCGACTGGGTCAAATGGACGACCTACGGAGGTCTGAGCGAGGTTTTCGTCACCCAATTCCGCTATTTCAGAGTGCGGTACGACTTCGCAAGCTCAGGGAATAACGACCTGATGGTGCTGTCAAAACTCAACGTCCGACTGGATTCCAAGCTACGTAACGACGCCGGCAGCGGGACTGCAAACAGTGGTGACAGCGGCGGTACAAACGTCACCTTTAACGTCCCCTTCGTCGATGTGCAGAGCATCGTTGTCACGCCTTCAGGAACTAGCGCTGTCACGGCTGTCTATGATTTCGTAGATGCTCCAAATCCCACGAGCTTCAAGGTGCTCTTGTTTAACGCTTCCGGCACACGGGTCAGCGGCGCGTTCAGCTGGACGGCGAGGGGAGTCTGATGGCTAACTGGAGCAACCCCCAACTCACCAGCACCTACACAAACTTCCTCTCGGAAGTAAAAGACCGGGACGTTGATCTGGCGCTGCAGTTCGACGGCACGACCAGTACCAACCTGACCACCGGGACAATTCGCTGGGACAGCAGCGCCAACCGCTGGAAGAAATGGTCAGGTAGCGCCTGGGGTGAACTGGCTACGACATATGCCCTGACGGGCCTGAGCACCACCGGGAACGCCAGCATTGGTGGCACGCTCTCGGTGACAGGCTCGACGGCGCTGGCCACGGCAACGGCAACCACACCTGCTACTGCGGACAACAACACCAACGTCGCGACCACTGCCTTCGTCAAGGCACAGAACTACGCCCCCCTAGCGAGTCCGGGCCTGACCGGGACGCCGACTGCCCCCACCGCCGCAGTCGACACCAACACCACACAGATCGCCACTACCGCCTTCGTCAACGCCGAGATCGCCAACGACGCGGTGCTCAAGTCGGGCGCGACTATGACCGGCGCCCTGACCCTTTCAGGCGATCCAACCGCCGACCTCCACGCCGTCCCCCGCCGCTGGGTGCAGAGCCTTGCTCCGAAGCAAGCTTGCCGCGTCGCTACCACCAGCAACATCACCCTGAGCGGAACGCAGACGATCGATGGCATTGCCCTGTCCATCGGCGACCGCGTCCTGGTCAAGGACCAATCGACAGGAAGTCAAAACGGTATTTACGAGGTCGCTTCTGGTGCTTGGAGCCGCGCACCCGATGCGGACAGCTGGAATGATCTAGTCGGGGCTCGCACAACAATCGAGCAGGGCACCACGAACGACGACACCTTCTGGATGTGCGAGATCGCCCGTGGGGGCACGATCGGCACAACCCCTATTACATGGCAGCTGCTTAGCAACGCTCAAGTCGCCGCGCTCGGGAATCTCAGCAGCAGCGGTCTGGTTGCTCGTACAGCTGCAGACACGATCACAGCGCGCTCGATAGCCGTCTCGGGTACCGGCTTATCGGTCAGCAACGCGGACGGCGTCGCGGGCAACCCAACCGTTAGCAGCAACGCCACCAGCGCCAATACAGCCGGGGCAATCGTGGCCCGAGACGGTAGCGGGAACTTCAGCGCAGGCACCCTCACACTGGCCGGCCTGGCTTTGTCAGGCAACCTCGATAACACCAGCACCGGTTACATCGACCTGCCGGCTGGTACCACCGCACAACGCCCAGGTTCCCCCTCCGCTGGGATGGTGCGTTTTAACACAAGCCTCAGTCAGTACGAGGGCTACAACGGCAGTGCTTGGTCCTCGATCGGCGGCGGTGCAACAGGCGGTGGATCCGATCAAGTGTTCTTCGAGAACGGTCAGACTATCACCACTGATTACACTGTCATTGCAACTAAAAACGCTATGAGCGCCGGACCAATCACCATTAACAGTGGTGTGACCGTAACCGTCAACGACGGTGGCAACTGGGTGGTGGTCTGATGAGCACCCTTGTCGTCGCCACCCTGAAGAGCAACAGCAGCTCACCGCCGGCGTTTCAGAACACCAGCGGCACCGAAGTCGGAACTCTGTGCCGCGCGTGGGTGAACTTCAACGGCACCGGCACGGTTGCTATTCGGGCGCAGTTCAATGTCAGCTCCATTACAGACAATGGAACTGGCGATTATACGGTGAACTTTGCAACGGCGATGTCGGACGCAAACTATGGCATTTCGTTTGGAGGTCAGCGTGGCGACGGCGCTGGATTTATCAACTTTGGGCAATCCTGTATTCAAGGAACTTCAAATAACACCCCCTCATTTACGTCTAGCCAAATAAGATTCAACGTTGCCAACTCTAATGGAAGCACTGCTATAGATTGGCCTGTATTTTGTGTGTCTATCTTCCGCTGAGGTCAACCCATGAGCACCCTTCGCGTTTCCACCATCCAAGACACAGCGGGCAGCAACAGCAGCACGCCTGCTGCCATTGCTAATGGCATTGCTAAAGCGTGGGTAAACTTTAACGGCACTGGCACTGTGGCTATTCGTGCTCAATACAATGTAAGCAGTATTACGGATAATGGCGTGGGGCTTTACGCGATCAATTTCACAAACGCTCTGGCAGATACGAATTACGCGATCTCGGCTACCGCTTCGCCGGTCTATAATGGTGCGGTCATAAATACTGGAAACAATAGCACAGGCGACGACAACTATTCAGTATCAACGACAAGCTGCAACGTCTGCGTGCGTGGCAACGGCAGCTCCTTTAACATCTTCGATCCACTTGCTGCTCACATCGCCATTTTCCGCTGAGGCCCGATCATGAGCACCCTTCGCGTCAACAACATCACCGACACCTCCGGCGGCAGCAGCTCGCTCAGCGTGCCCGGTGCAGCAAAGGCATGGGTCAACTTCAACGGGCAAGGCACCGTTGCGATCCGGGCGCAGCTGAATGTGAGTTCGATTACGGATAACGGGCAAGGAGACTATACGGTTAATTTTACCAATGCGTTGGCTGATGCGAATTACTCCGCAACTGGCACTGCCCATTTTGTCGGCAATAACATCACGGTTCAACCGTTTACTTACACAACAAATTCAGTTCGCATTTACACAATGTTTTACAACGGCAGCTTAGGCGACGGCAGTTTTGTCAACGTTGCCATCTTCCGCTGAGGCAATCCCATGAGCACCCTACGCACCCCCGCCCACCTGGGCACCTAACACCCGGAGTCAACCATGGACCAGCGCATCATCTACCCCAACGACGAAGGCGGCGTTTCCGTGATCGTGCCCGCACCTGATTGCGGTCTTACGATTAAAGAGATCGCCCGCAAGGACGTGCCTGACGGCAAGCCCTATCAGATCGTCTCGGTTGCCGACATTCCCGACGACCGCTCCTTCCGCAACGCCTGGACCTACGAGGAGGCTTAATCCCATGCCTATCGGACTCAACCTGGCCAAGGCCAAGGACATTCACAAGGACAACATCCGCGCCGCTCGCCAGCCTCTGCTGGAAAAACTCGACGTCGATTTCGTCCGCACCCTGGAGCAGGGCAAGGACACCGCGCCCATCGCTGAGCAAAAACAAGCGCTCCGCGATGCCACCGCTGCCCCCGAGATCGAAGCCGCTAAGTCGCCCGACGAACTCAAGGCTGCATGGGACGCCGAGCTGCTGGGACCTAGCCCCTATTGAGGAGCAATGTCCTTGGCTAACCAGCCTCCGTAGCCTGACTAGGTAGACCCTCAGACTCAGTGGTCGAAGTCGTTGCTGCCGTTCTCGGTTCAGCCATCACGGTTGGCGCCATGGGCATTGGTGCAAACACGCGGCGTTCATCCGAAGGTCGCGACGCGGTGATCAAACTCACCGCCGCAGTCGAGAACGTCGCCATCCGCCTCGAAGAACTCCACGTCGACATCAAAGCCGACCGCAAAGAGACCTACCAACGTCTCAACGGCCTCGAACAACGTGTAGCCAAACTCGAGGCTCTGTCGCCATGAGCCACCCCGCCGTCGTCGCACTTGTCCTCAAGCTGCTCGTCGGCTGCTACAGCTACATGCTGCTCATGGCTAGCGCCAACGTCCTGAGCTGCGAACTCCGCCGGCCCGGCCAATGCGGCAACCAGTGGACCCAAGCCTTCACCGTCGCTGGCGGCGCCGCCTCCACCCTCTGGGCCTACATCACCGACTCCCCGGCGCAGACGCGCAGCACCCCTGACCGAGGACGGTCCCGCAATCCCTTCGGAGGCACCAGCACATGAAATCCTTCCTCATTCGCTTGGCCAAAGCCCTGCTGAAAGTCGCCCTGGACGAGGGCCTTCGCCACGGGCTCCCCACCGTGTACAAACAGCTCGACGCCGAAGTGCCCCTGCTCCTGAGCAATAACGCTCCCCCGAGCTCGGTCCAAGGCGCCATCGCAAGCGCCATCTCCAACGCCACAGGACATCGCGCCACCCCTACACAAATCGAGGCCGTGATCGGTCTCTACGACCCGGTTAAAGCAGCGATCAACCGCCTGCGCTGACGTCGATACACTGCCTCAGGAGGTCTGAACGATGATCCAGCCTGGGGTCTACAACATCAAACTCCAGCGCCGCGCTGACTACAGCGTCCTCCTGGACTTCAAAGATTCAAACAAGGTCGCCATCAACCTGACCGGCTGGACTGTCGCAGCCTCGGTCTGGGACCAAGGGCGTTCCACGAAATACGCCGACTTCACCGTCGACTACGTCGACCGCTCCCAAGGTCGAGTGCGCCTCCGTCTTGGCTATGCCTCCACGACGACCTTCCCCAACGAGACCGTCTACGACGTCTTGCTCATCAACACCAATGGCGAGCGCGAATACTACCTAGAAGGTACAATCCTTGCCACTGAAGGCTACACAACGGTGCCATGACATACGTAAATGTCACCACAACTCAAGCAGAAGTCGTCATAACCGAAGAAAACGGTGCAATTACCACCGTAACGACAGCATCTGCTCCCTCAGTTTTAACCGCAGTCACCGAAGGTCCTCAAGGACCGCAAGGTTTACAAGGTCCTCAAGGTCCCATAGGCCCCCAGGGTCCACAGGGTCCTTCTGGCTCTACTGGCCCGCTCGGAAGTCTCAGCAATGTCGACACGAGCGCGGTCACAGACGGTTCAGTCTTGTACTTCGACAGCGCCTCATCCCTTTTCAAAGCCAACACCACCTGGACCACCACATCCCTCTCGGACGGTGGCAACTTCTAACGCTAATCACCACTAAATCCCGGCGATAACTTAGGGCACTGCCTTTCAGCCGGTAGATGGCCAACACCCTCCGCATTAAACGGCGCGCTTCCGGCTCCCCCGGGGCGCCTACATCCCTCGCGAACGCCGAGCTCGCCTACAACGAGGTTGATGACGTCCTCTACTACGGCAAAGGCACCGGCGGCGCCGGCGGCACCGCAACAACGATCCCGGCCATCGCCGGTTCAGGTGCATTCCTAACCCTGAGCAGCGCTCAGACAGTCAGCGGCAACAAGACGTTCACCGGCAGCGTTGACCTCACCGGAAGCGCCGCCACCGCTGCGACAGCCACTGCCAGCGACAGCAGCACCAAGATCGCCACCACCGCCTTCGTCAAGGCGCAGAACTACCTCACCGGGAACCAGACCATCACCTTCTCGGGTGATGCCTCCGGCTCGGGCACCACTTCGGTCACCCTGACCCTGGCCAACGCCGGCACCGCCGGCACCTACACCAAGGTCACCACCGACGCCAAAGGTCGCGTCACCTCCGGCACCACGCTCAGCGCATCGGACATTCCGACGCTGACCGCCTCCAAGATCAGCGACTTCGACACCCAGGTCCGCACCAACCGGCTGGATCAGCTGACCGCCCCCACGGCTTCGGTCACGCTCAACAGCCAGAAGATCACCAACCTGGCTGACCCCACTGGTGCCCAAGACGCGGCCACCAAGGCATACGTCGACGCCAGCAAGCAGGGCCTCGACGTCAAAGACTCCTGCCGCGCTGCCACCACCGCCAACATCACCCTGAGCGGCACTCAGACCATCGACGGCGTCGCCCTCAGCGCCGGCGAGCGCGTGCTGGTCAAGAACCAAACCACCGGCTCCGAGAACGGCATCTACACCGTCGTCTCCGGCGGCTCCTGGACCCGCGCCAGCGACGCCGACACCTCCGCCAAGGTGACCTCGGGGATGTTCACCTTCGTTGAGGAGGGCACCACCAACGCAGACAGCGGCTGGGTCCTCACCACTGACGGCGCCATCGTCCTCGGCACCACCAGCCTCTCCTTCACACAATTCTCTGGCGCAGGCCAGATCACCGCCGGCGCTGGTCTGACCAAGACCGGCAACACCATCGACGCCGTCGGCACAGCCGACCGGATCACGGTCAACGCCGACTCCATCGACATTGCCTCCACCTACGTCGGCCAGACCAGCATCACCACGCTGGGTACCATCGGCACCGGCACCTGGAACGGCAGCGTCATCGGCGCATCCTTCGGCGGCACGGGCGTCAACAACGGCTCCAGCACCATCACGCTGGGCGGCAGCCTGACCTTCTCCGGTGCGTTCACCACCGCCTTCACGGTCACCGGCAACACCAGCGTGACCCTGCCGACCACCGGCACCCTGGTCAACTCGGCCGTCACCACGCTCTCGAGCCTGTCGTCGGTCGGCACGATCACCACCGGCACCTGGAACGGCACCACCATCTCCGTCGCCAGCGGCGGCACCGGCGCCACCACCCTGACCGGCCTGGTCAAGGGCAACGGCACCAGTGCGTTCACCGCAGCGGTGGACGGCACCGACTACCTGAGCCCCAACGCAACCATCGACGGCGGCACCTTCTAAGGCGCTCCGCTGTCAGTCCCGCCTACATAGGCACCACAGGGAAGGCACATGCCAAACAGAATCCAGATCAAGCGCTCTGCCGTCTCAGGCAAAGTGCCCTCCACCGGTGATCTTCAGTTAGGCGAGCTCGCCGTCAACACCTTCGACGGCAAGCTCTACACCAAGAAGGACAACGGCACCGCCTCGATCGTCGAGATCGGTGCAGGCGGCGGCGTATCCGACGGCGACAAGGGCGACATCACGGTCAGCTCGTCTGGCACCGCCTGGACGATCGACAACGATGCCGTCACCTACGCCAAGATCCAAAACGTCAGCGGCACTGACAAACTGCTCGGCCGCAGCTCCGCAGGCGCTGGCGATGTAGAGGAAATTGCCTGCACGGCGGCCGGTCGTGCCCTACTCGATGACGCCGACGCGGCAGCACAACGCGCCACCCTGGGCCTTGGCACGCTTGCAACACAAAGCGGCACGTTCTCAGGCACTAGCAGCGGAACCAACACTGGTGACCAAACGATCACGCTCACTGGTGATGTAACCGGCTCTGGCACTGGCTCGTTTGCTGCGACGCTGGCCAGCGTCGCCGTAACTCCGGGCAGCTACACCAACGCCAACATCACCGTCGACGCCAAAGGCCGCGTCACGTCAGCCAGCAACGGCGCTGCCGGTGGCGTCACCTCGTTCAGCGCCGGCACTACCGGCCTGACCCCAAGCACTGGCACTACCGGCGCGATCACCCTGGCCGGCACCCTCGCCGTGGCCAACGGCGGCACGGGCGTTACCACCAGCACCGGCTCTGGCAGCAACGTCCTCAGCACCAGCCCAACGCTGGTGACCCCACTGCTGGGCACGCCCACCTCCGGCACGCTTACCAACTGCACCGGCTACACCTTCGCCAACATCGCCAGCAAGCCGACAACGCTGGCGGGCTATGGCATCACGGACGCAGCCACCAGCACGCACGTCCACGGCAACATCACCAACGCCGGCGCGATTGGCAGCACTGCCAACCTGCCGATCATCACCACCACCAGCGGGGTGCTCACCACTGGTTCGTTCGGCACGACGGCCAACACCTTCTGCCAAGGCAACGACAGCCGCCTTAGCGACACGCGGGCAAACCCCAACGCCGTCACCTTCAACAATGGCGGCGCGGGCGGTGCCAGCGGCTCCACCTATACCGGCAGCGCTGCGCTGACCGTCAGCTACAACACTGTCGGCGCCCCCAGCACCACCGGCACCAACGCCTCAGGCACCTGGGGCATCAACGTCACAGGAAACAGCGCCACCACCTCCCAGCGCACGTTCTCAAACGTCCGCACTGACGGCATCAACCGAGGCAGCTACGGCTCTATTTCGGTCACTGGATCGAGCAATGGCTACTCGGGGATTGATTTCACCGATGAGGCCGTCACGTTGATGATGGACACGACCTACCAGGGCGTGTTGGTCAACAACAACGCTTGGCTCTGGTATTGGAACAACGGCACGCTTGAAGCGGGCAGCGTTCCATGGGCGCGTGTCACAAGCCGCCCCACCACCCTCAGCGGCTATGGCATCACAGATGCCACCTCAAACGCCGCCAACGGCTGCATCACGCTGAACAACCAGACCATCAGCGGCAACTACACCTTCACCGCCGGCCAAAACGGCGTCAGCGCAGGACCGATCACAATTTCAGCCGGCGTCACCGTAACGGTCACCTCTGGCTGTGGGTGGGCGATTGTCTAACTTTCCCCCTATAGAGATAGCGATAAACTAGCTGGCCTATGACCACGCTTAAAAGTGGCCGTCAAGTCAAAAACTGCGCTTGGCAAAATCGAACACCGAGCCCGGCCCCCTAAGCGAACGCACCAAGGCCAAGGCACCCACTCCAAAGCCAATCACGGCCGCAAACAAAAGCGTGGTCAAGGCTGAAACTTCAGCGGTTTCAACCCATCTCCAGGATCACGCCCTGTAGTAATAACCGCCACCGCCCTCGCATAAAAGGTGCTATCGGTCTTCCCTGCCGCTTCCAAAGCAGCCTTGACTTTCAACCAATTCTCACGAGTGCGCTCGTCCATCAATAAATCCATTCAGCGGCGGGCCTAACACCAGCCCCTGGCACAAATCCGCCGCCTCCGCGTGTATCCAAATGGATGAATCCCCGGTTTCTCCCATCACCTAAACCCCCCGTCCACCGAGTACGAATCCACTGGTAGAAGCTCTCTAAGCTCCGATCCACCGGATAGATGTCAAATGCCTCCCCGGTGGTGTGCTTCGAGCCCGGCACCCCACCCACCTGCGCATTGATGGGCTCGGGCCTGTAGAAGCTCGTCACCCCGAGCGGCCGGCCCCACGCCACCCGCACCTTCTCAAACTCCGCTGCAGTCCGCAGCAACCTGCTGCGCACCGATGCACCTTGCTGCGGAACACGGCGCTTATCCCACTGCAGCACTTCCCCCACCGTCAGGTGGGGTGTCACCAGCGCGTCAAAGTCGCCCCAATCCACCGAGGCCGGCAGCGCCTCACCGCACCGCTGTGCCTTGGACCAGTGCGACTCATACAGATACCAAGTTCCCGCGCCTCCGGCCAGCTCGACCTTGGCGTGCCCATCGGCCGGCACCTCCGTGTATGCAACGACGGCATAGTCCTTGCCCTTGACCACCGCCACCTTCTCCTTATCCCCGAGCTCGCTCGCCTGAACGGGCTTTTTCTTGAGCCAGGTGTCCTGCCGCGCCCCGATCTCAAACAGGATCGGCTTGGGAGCTGCCTTCACCACCGCGGGCTCCGCCACCGAGCTCGGTGCCTTCTCATCCATCAGCCGGATCAGCTTCTCGGCGTAGGCCGGATCAGTGGCGTACCCCTGCTTGACCAGCTCCTTGGCCGCCGCCTCCCGTGTCGCCGCCCGATTGACGCCCTCGTAGCCCTCCCAGTCCTTGTACCAGCGGGTCACGAGGTACTGGACACACGCCCCGAGGTCGGGGAAGTCCATGAACTCGGCGTCGACATGCACCCGAGCTCCGTTGATGAACTCAGTCGTCGGCTTGACCGTGCCCTTGCCCTTGATGCCGAAGTAGTTGTTGCGCCCTGATGGGCTCTTCCCCCATCCGCTCTCCAGGGCCCATTGCGCAGCCACGAGCTCGGGGAACTTGGCCCCCGCCGCCTTGGCGGCCGCCAGCACCCCATCCCAGCTCGCGGGGTAGGCGGTCTTCTTGCTGCTGGCCATGCGCAACGTGCGTATGAACCAGGCTATCGGTCCACAAACGGTCCACACCGTTCGCCTTACACCCCAAAAAGCTTTCAAGACTTGCTTTGAACTGGGTCTTGAAAACCGGCGAGGTGAAAGCCTCCGTGGGTTCGAATCCCACCCCCTCCGTTTCAGTTACAGCCTGGAATCCCAGGAATTGCAAGGGGTTTAAGGATCGGTGCTTGGATTAACAAGGCCGCGGCCCCGAGAGCGATCAAGCCCCTTCTTGCCGTTTCTGGCGGAGAATCGGTCCACAAATGGTCCACGCCCGTGCTCGAGCTCGGCCCCCTCAACAACGCCCTCCGAGAGCGTGGGCTCCGCATGGCAGTGGAGCAGCGCCGCAATGCCCTCACAGTTCGGGGCACATTCCCCGAGCTTGGTGGTCCACCCAGGCGTCGTCGCATTGCCCTGGACCTCCCAGCCACGGTGGTCAATCTTGTCACCGCCGAGCTGCGCTGTCTCCAGCTCCACGCAGCGATTCAGCAAGGGACGTACCCACCCCTCCTGCCGTGGTCCACAACGGTCCACGCTGATGCTCCCAGCGCATCCACCCCGCTGACCTGCGGCGCAGCGGTCCACGCCTTTGAAATCCACTACTGGCAGACCCATCCCCGGACACCTGCCTCCGAGCGCACTTGGGACCGGATTGCCCTGGAGCTCCGGCGTCTCCCAAGTCAGGCGCCCTGCACACTTCCGACTCTTTTAACAATCGCGTTATCAACCGCCCCAGGAACTCGCACTCGGCTCGAGTGCTGCAAGGTCTACAAGCGCCTTGCCAAACACCAACGGCTCGAAGGCGACCTCGAGGAACTGTCCGCGCTCAAAGGGACATACGAACCGGCAGACCGGACCATCCCCGAGGACGCGAC